TCAGGCCACTCCTTTACGCTTCTCGAACGTCCTGGCACCGGCATAACCCAGGTAGCCAGCCGAGAAGGTCCACCACAGCTCTTCCGGAATCGCTTCGAATCCCTTACCGACGTTGCCGAAGAAAACCTCCATCCCGTTCGGGTGAAACACCCCGATCACCGGAGCCAGGATCGTCAGGCTCAGGATCACGAAGTAGAACACGTAGAGGAAGGATGGACGTGCCCGACTGGTCCATGGATCGGTGCTGCTGGCCTCAGCGATGATGGCCGACATGCGCGTCTCCAGTTCCTTCAGGTCACCATTCTGCTGGAGCGACAAGAGATCCAGTTGAGCCTTGGCTTTCGCCTGAGGATCTGGGATCAGCTTGTCGATCAGCTTGCTGCCGACTTCAAGCAGTGATGGCACCACTCCCAAGATGCTCATTTGCAGCCCTCATGCTCCAGGCTGAAGTGATTTCCATCAGCAGAAGTAAACCGTCCTCCCCAGCATCCCCCCAGCGATTCCCAGTACTCACCCAGCTTGGTGTAGTCCTCGGTAGCAGTCAGGTACTTGCCATCCTTGAACAGGTTGAAGTCCACTGCCAGGCGGATCTTGTGGTTGCTCTTGGCCGAGCTGTAGGACTTCTTCACGCCCATCTCGCCATGCAGGCGAGGATCACGATAGGCATCACCGAAGGTCAGTTCGTAACCGTTCTGGTAGGCGTACTCGATGAGCAGGCCCACCAGACGGGTGAAGTGTCGTTGCTTGTTACCTAAGGTCATTGCGTAAATCCTCTTACTAAATGGGAGCGAGTCCTTTCGCTCTCGTAGGCCTGAAAGCAATGATCCGGCTGCCAGAAAAACAGCCTATTGATCCAGGTGTGTGCAAATACCCAGCGACGCTTAGGTGAGGGGTCCAGCACCCCACAGCGGTAGGCACGACTGGACAATGTTTCGTCCGGTGTACCTGCCAGCAGTGCATTGGCCAATTGATCGATGGCGATCAACACCGATAGCCACCAGCTCATGCTTGCACCCACAACCGGGCTTGCTCGGCACCAGCCAATGCCAGAGCTTCCTGTAGTTCGGTTGCCGTGGCTTCGATAACCGTGTTATCCGCCAGCACCCAAGTAACTGTAGGACTAGTTGATGCCTGCAATCCCAGGATTGCGCGAGCCATACGAGCCTGGCTGACCTCATCGCCATCGAAAGTGTTGCCTGCCTGAGTGGTCACCTTGATCGCTGCTACAGCCTCTGCCCGATCAGCTTTCCACTGTTGGCGGACAGCTAGTGCAGCATCAGCTTCCTTATCTTCTGCCGTTTTCAATAGGCTCCAGTTGATGGTCATACAACCTCCTCCACTACAGGCTCTTCGATTACTTCCGGTTCTGGCTCAGAGTCGAACGGCAGCGGGATCGGGCCGTCTTCCAATACAGTCAGCGGCTCAGGGAAGGCCACCGCACGCGATGGGTTCGGCCCGTGCGGCAGGCGCAGGGTCAAATGCAACTCGCCGTCGATGCGCGAGACGGGGCCGATGATCCACTTGGATGCGATGGCCTCGGCTGGCAGCGTGGCACCCTCAGCCAACGGGTCGAAGTCGAAGTCGACGCCGTTGAGGGTCAGCACGTCGCCAGCACGGGTAGCGGTCAGGGTTTCGTTCAGGCGCTGGGGAGATAGTTTGATTTGCATAATATTCTCCTTGTAATCCATTAATACCAGCGGCCTATGGCAATCGCACGGTAATGTACATCAGCAGTGGCTGCTATATTGGCGAAGGCGTTTAAATACCCAAGCGTGCCGTCAATCGACTGTCCGTCCGCGCTGCCCCATGATAAGACGCCAGCTACAAATGCCCCTGTCGTTATGGACGGGGCGCTAATAAAAGCTGCGGGGAATGGCCAAGGATCTGACCAGTAGTGCACGCCGTTTGCCTGCATACTTGCAGCAGCAGCCTTTACTTTGTAGACAAAGCAAATCTGCGTCCCGTCCGCGAACCGCACGTACTCCCCGTTCGCATTGCTGCCGCGCTCGATGATCGCGCCAGTGGGTACGCCGCCGGATTGGGAGACGGTGCCGAGGATGTTGCGGCTGTGATATGTCAGCGACCGCAGCGCCTCGACTTCACTAGAGCCCACAGCGTTTGACGCCACGGCCGACCATCCCTGCAGCGCAGATGGGTCGGGGTTATACCCGCCAGGGATGCGCAAAGCATCGAAGGCCAGGCGACTGATGTAGACGCTGCCGCCAAAATCAATCCGAATGACAATTTTCCCGTTCTCCGGCCGCAGGTAAAACCGCACGCCAGAAACGCCGCCTGTCGCGGTGATCAGCACGTTCGGCAGGTACACCGTGCCGCCGTAGAAATACCACGACAGGCGGGCCTCGAAAGGCTCGGTGTAGCCGTTCAGCGCGCCCCGAATGATCAGGTTCGGCATGACGCTTTCAGAGGCCGGAATATTCGTGTAGATAGTGGCGCCCGGCACTGAGCCTGTATCCAGAAAGACGAAACACTCGACAGTGTGCCTCCCGACCAGCTCCGCGCCGGCCACCAGCACGTTGCCTGGGGATGTTCCTTTGACAAGCTCTAGTGCAGTTTGGGCTGCGGCCGGTGTAGTCCCTAGCGACAGTTGGTTGCCGGTGTGGTACGCAGCCTGCCAAGGCGACCATGTTCCACCAATGAGCTTCCGACTTACTTGGGTTTCTGATGTGATATCCCACGCTATCTGCACCACCTCGCTGGTAGCGCGGGCTAGCACTAAAACCGCCCCGTAATTGAAACCGGGAAAGCCGGATGTTGGGTTGTTGAATTGGTACATGCCGGCAGTAGTAAGCGCGTTTAGATCGTTGCGGGGCGGCACGCCGTCCGTGCCAAGCCCAAACGCCCCCACTGTCAGCACTGCCCCTGGGGTGGTATCGGTGAGGCTGGTCTGTTTAACGAGGCTTTCGCTTGTCCAGACGTGTTGCCATGCAGACCAAGAAGTTCCCACCTTGGCGCGCTTGATTACCCTGCTGTCCGTAACGCTAAAGGCTAGCTGGGAAGCGTAAGCTCCTCCGCCGTGCATCAAGACGAGCAAAGTCCCTCCATTATTGCCAAGTGGCCAGTTGGGTGAGGTCGCCATCACTGAATAAAGCCCAGGGGTGGTCAGATCATTTAGATCACCGCCGTATTCCCGTTCAGCCCCTACCCCAAACAGCGCCATCGCCTCCTTCACATGCGCCGTGGTCGCAATTGATGTGTCGTTGTCGGTCGCGGCGGGAGTGGGCGCAGTAGGGTTGCCGGTGAAGGCGGGACTCGCCAAGGGTGCCTTAAGACCCAGGGCATTAGCGAAATCACCTGCAGTCAGTGACTGGTAGCAAAAAGTACCAGCAGGCCATGCTCGCGCAGATGTACCTTCCTGCCCACGAGTTAAACCGCTAAGTGTATTGCCACTACGCGAGACATAACTGACGATTTCAGTGAAAGCAGGGCTACCAACACTGTCAGCCAGAACCAGGATACCTCCAGTAGCAGGAGGCAGTCGGTAGGCACCGGTTGGATTGGCCAAGGTCAGCGACGTATCGGACGAACCGAGCGGTGCTGCCAGCTGGACCTGCACAAAGTTTTCATAGGTCATTTATTACGCACCTTGATCTTGAAATCGATTTCTTTAGTGCGGTCCTGTTCAGTCAGAACAACACACGTAACTATGTAATCCACATAATCAGTACCACCGCCCAACCACACTTTGAATCGTTTAGGTTCCGCACCCATAAGTACATATTCAGGATGAGCACCTGGGCCTACAACAAGTGTGGGTTGTTCTTCAGCAACACTGGTTACCGTAACAGTTACTGTTTCAATGTCGTCAAGCGGAATGGATGAAAACCAATCCGTCATATCTACATCATAATCGAGAACTTCATTCGGTTGCTTTACAAATACTTCCACGGAAGCACCTCACACTTTAATAAGTCGGGGCTGTTCCGGCACAGCGACAAGCCTGACTTCTTCCAACAACACAACTGTGCGGTCAGTAGGAGCTTTAGCTATATCGTTTACCTGGATGAAGCCGGTGGCAGTGCAAGTACCTTCAGAAGTACTCGACGCAAATTGAGTCTTGGTTGGAACTGCAAACAGAACTGCTTCAGTGAGAGCGGTACTTCCTTGGATACCCAACTGCACAGTACTGACTTGCATAGTGGGATAGGCGTTAACTGCACCAGACCTGTTGTATCTTCCTTGTGCGTACCCGCCCCCTGTTGCATAAGAGACGGAGTTTCCTTTCAGCGCACAACGGTATTCAGACAAAGCGTGTGCAGTGGTCTTACCACCACCAACACCCGTCACCCCGGTCTGAGTACCCATTGCAATACCACGGCCTTTGGCTGTGACCTGGGCAGAACCCCGTGCTCCTTTGGTATGAACAGCTTTAGCCGAGCCAGCTTCAGCATGTGAGCTGACAGATTGGATCTGGTAGACCTGGGTATTGCTGATCCAGGCAGAAGATGCGGAGACAGCAGCCCCCATCAACTCGAATTCGCGGACACCGCCACGAGTGACCGATGCGTCGACCAGGTGTCCTGCTTCAGCCAGTGCATTCGAGCCTGCTCCACCGGAACGACGGCATTCGCCTTCAGCTTGGCTGGAGGTATGTGCTTGCGCCCTTCCTCCTGCAATCAGAACGCACTTGGCTTGTCCGAAGGCATTTGCTCTGCCATCGGTACGACCTACGTGATAGGTAGTGCCGAACGCATAAGCACGCGCCCGTACAGGTTCGGTTTGGGCGTATTCATAGATCTGCCCTTCACCTTCTGCCGAGGCGTATGCCCACATCAGTGTCTGTTTGACACGGGTACGCTTGCTGGCAAGACCGGAATAACTGAACAGGGCATCACCATGCCCTGCCGGGAAGAACTCAACCGAAGGCTTGGCGATGCCTTGGGCGATACCCTCTGCAGACACATAGCCTGAGAAGTCGCACTGGGCCGAACCCTGAGCCAGGCAACCAACAAGTGCCTGTGTTACAGGAATCTGTTGTTTGGTGGCTTGAACGACAGGTGTTGCATTCGCCTGCGTGTTACCTGCACCGTGACGAGTGATTTCCGGAACGGCCACCGCAGTGGCGAGCACAGCTGCAAACCCTGTTGCCAGGATCTGCCCAGAAGTTGCACCGCCAAAGAGTGACCGCCCGAAGATCATCATGCCGGGTTACGCCAGAGTGATGGTCAGGGAACCGATCGGGAACGACAGTACGTCTGTCGGATCGAGAGTTTTCGGGTTCAGCAGCGGTGCGTGATACAGCAGGTTGCCGCTGTTCTGCGCATCGAAGATGCCCCAGTGGGTGATGACTTTCTGTACATCTGCAATCGGCGGGAATACCAGGTTGCGGGTATTGCTGGTGGAACCGTTGGAGGGTGCAGTGAATCCATCGGAAGCCACAGTAGTGTGGGCACGCTGGCGGACATAGGCACTATCAACCAACTCGGCGCCCGTGCCAGCATCGGTCGGATCAGCAGTGAAGAGTGCAACGAAAACACTGCCTCCAGTGAAAGTACCCCCACGCAGAGTGGCATTTACCAAGGCATTTTCGAGGTAATCGGAAAAAGCGGACATAAAGATCTCCAGCAACAATAAGGATGGCAACTATGAGCGCGGCCTAAGTGTTGCTGGAGATGAACTCTCACAGTCTCTTAATCCACCCATACATGTTGGGGTGGAATCTATAGATGCAACTTCTACCGGTCAAATTAGGCGATTGAGTGAGCCATATCAGCCGTCATCAAGGAGAAGCTGTTCATTGCAGGAAACACAGTACTGGCGTGCTGCAGAACACCGAACATAACACTGGCGTGGATATATGATCTGCCCGACCCAAGAAAGCCAATCAAAGGCGCTGTACTGAATACCAACGCCTGTTCATAGCCAACGTCAGCAATACAACGCAGTGACGACATTCCTGAAATCATTACGCCCCGTGTGCCGTCAGATTCGCCCCAGTAGTGCTGGTAGATTTCATACGCGGTATCACACGCTTTACGTGTACTGAACGTGCCATTACCCCAGTAGTGGTTGTTATTTGGATCATTGCCTCCGTACTTTCCGCCACCGACGTAGCTCCAGCCTGTGAGCAGAGATCGGAATGGAACAACATCCCACGAACTATCAAATGTCAGGCGTCCCTGTTCATTCCAGACCCGCATGCCCCAGCGTTCAGACGACGGGGAGTCACCAAACTTACAGACGTGATAGTCCCATCCAGTGTCTAAGCCAGGCCAGGGAGTGTATCCGTCTACGTAATCCAAACGAGGGGCGAACAACACATAGAAGCCCGTCCAATTGCCAGGCGATCCAACATGACTGAACAACCCAAATCCTCCGCGAGCAGCGTGGGTAGGTGTTGCAAAGATCATGGGAGGAGCCGAATCCATGATGGGGCTTGGGTACGCTACATAGCAGTAGCCGTAGTGAGCCTCAGTCGGAGAGGCACCGTTGAAGATCTTCCAATAAATAGGTGCCCCTGATACGGACACCGTGAGTCGTCCACGGTACTTTCGAATCAGGATGGGATACTCATTACCAAGAATGATGTTACCGGCCTCACCTAGGATATTGATTCCGTGCATTACAGATACTCGTAGACGTGGATGTAGAAGTACCCACCGAACTCACCATTGGGCACAGGTGGCGTCAGTACGACCTGTGCATTACCGCAGGTAACTCGTGGAATCTGAGCCGCCTGATTTTTAATTTGGTATCCGGCCATCCCTACACCTGACTTGTATGTATCGAATGGATGATAAACGTGCATGGGCGTGCATGTAGCGAACATACCTGGGCGAACGACAGGACGTGGGATTGCAACAGCACCTGTTCCCCAATGAGACCAGACGTTATCGTTATTCTGCCCCAGTGACACTGGAAACATATCCACTACACGCACTGTGAACGTGCGTGGGGTGATGATGGAAGTTCCGTCAGTTCGACGGGTCAGTAGCCCATAGCTCATTTTTCATCCAAATCGCCAAGTTGCACACGAAGACGCCCGTTCGCGTCGTATACCCGAGTAGAACGGCTGGTACGCACAGTTCTCCCCTGCCCTGGTGTATTGCCGTTGATCTCGAACATCCCAGCTTTGTCCAACTTCCAGCCCGTTACGCCTTGTTGGTAGTTGTCCGACTGGATTGCCCCACGAATTTCCGCGAAGTTCAGGTCAAGAAACTCAGCCTTTACCTTGCCATCCTTTACAAGAAAGCTCCCTGATTCATCACGCAGCTTGCTGAAGGTCAGCTTGTTGATCGCTGCTTCATCAATGAACACTTCATTCCCTTCGATGATGAAGGGCTTGCGCTTGTTGTTGGTTCGACCGATCCAGAAGCGATCCACATCGAAACCAGCCTCAACAGTCTTGCCATCGTTGTAGACCCCGAAACCACCGATAAGCCCGTTTACGTCGACCTTCGCCGTATAGAGGGCACCGATTTCTTTAATCGTTCCGTTTACTGTCTCTATCTTGGTTTCAAAAGTCTGTTGTACAGACGCGATCTCATCGCCGAGTTGAGATTGTGCAGTTGTAATCTGCCTGCTCAAGGCTGCATCAGCTTCAACTCGTGCTGTGGTTTCCTGCTGTACCGCAGCAGACACCTCATTGCTATGGGCCTGCACGGTGTTGATAGCGGAGACCAACGCACCTTCTGCCGTCACACGGGCGAGCACTTCTTCCTGAAGAAGGGCACGCGACTGTTGACTGAATGCAACGACCTCGTTGTAAGCAACCCCCAACGCATCGTCTGTTTGAGCCAGCGCCCTGAGTTCTTTATCGATAGCCAGCTTGTTGGTTTCAATTCTGCCGATCTCGGTCTTGAGTGCTGGAGCCAGAACACCTTGATCGATTTTGGCAGCCAGTAGCTCAAGCATCTGATCAATTGCAGGACGCGCTTTCGCAGAAGCAGGTCCAATCATTTCACTGACAGTGCCATTCACCGAAACAATCTGAATCCAGTAGAAGTACTCGATCAGTGAGGCTGTGGTGGTCTTGTCATAAAAGAAGTTGCCCGACACAACAGCATGCCTTACGGCATTATCAGCATTGTCCGAGGTGCTTCGATAAAGCAACACATGGGCAACAGCGTGCGGGTTGATGGCTGGATAGGTCCACTCCACATCAATACCACCGAATGCTGGAGTTGCTTTCAGCGTTACGTTACTGTCCGGGTCCCCCGGTTTGGGGAAGTTTCCAAACCCAGTTCCACATACCCATCCTTCAGACATGAGAAGCACCCTAATAAGTTTCTACGGGGCGTTACTATACGCACTACCACCAACACCATCTAAAACGAGATGTACAATGAAAGCTGACTACATTGCCCACCTGGGCGACGACCTGATGGTCGTCAACGCTGCTCGGGTATCCTTCTTGAAGGAATCCGAGTTCGATCTCGACGGTAAAGTCGAACCCCGTGACGAGAAGTTGATCAACTATCTCGCCACCCATGGCCACTGGACTCCGTTCAGCCATCCGCAGATAACCCTGCGTGAAACCGTACCGATCTTCGTCGCACGCCAGCGCTTCAAGCACATGGTCGGCTTCACTTACAACGAAGTGTCTCGCCGCTATGTGGACGACACTCCGGAGTTCTTCTTCCCAGAAGTATGGCGCACCAGACCGGAAGGAAGCCTCAAGCAAGGTAGTGGAGGCCCTGTGCAACACATGAAAGCGGCACAAGATCGTTATCGCTGGGCAATGGATAAAGCAGCTGAAGCATACAAAGAGTTGCTTGCTCTTGGTGTTGCTCCAGAACAAGCCCGCATGGCTTTGCCACAGTCCATGCTCACCAGTTATTACGTGACTGGATCTCTTGCTGCATTTGGCCGTGCGTTCAAACAACGCATCGACGCACATGCGCAAGTTGAGATTCAGGAGCTGGCCAAACAATGGGGAGAAACCATTCAGCCACTATTTCCTGTTTCCTGGGCTGCGTTAACAAAGTAATCTAACTACGTACTGCGAAGTGCGTAGCCATCTCTCCTGCTCCATTTAAGCCAGAACCTCCAACTTTTCCTGGGAGGTTCTGGCTTCTTTTTTACCTGCTCTATGAGGAGTACTTATGTCCTTGGACATTATTGCGCCCGCGTTGAGCCAGATTGAATCGCCTACTGATTCATATGTGGCTCGATATCCGTGGGCAGCAGAGTTTGCTGTCGAACAACAATCCATCTTCTGGCCTGCTGAAGAGTTGGGTGTTGATGAAGACGAGGACGACTTCCGTACCAAACTTACCGATGGTGAGTTGCACGGTGTTCTTTTCGCCCAATCAATCCTCACTCAGTACGAGCTGATGATCGGAGGCGAGGAACTATGGGGCGGCAAGATCGCCCGCATGTTCCCACGTCCCGAGATCCAGCGGATGTGTGCCTGTTTTGCCAACGTCGAGCTGGGTAGCCATGCACCCTTCTACGACTTGGCCAACAAGGTACTGGGTCGTGCCACCGATGATTTCTACCGTCAGTGGAAAAGCGACCCGATCCTGGCCGAGCGCATTGCCTTCATCAGCCAGTGTGCTGGCAGCAACAACCCGCTCGAAGTCACTGCAGCCCTAGCCTTTCTCGAAGGTGCCGTGCTGTTCAGTGTCTTCGGCTACTTCAAGGGTTTCAATGCCCGTGGTCACAACCTGATCCCGCACTTCGTGTCCGGTATCGACGGCAGTGCCAAGGACGAGAACTTCCACTCGATCGCCTCTGCCCGCCTGTTCAACCAGTGCCGAGCGGAACGCATTGAGCTGGGCAACCACAGCCCTGCTCAAGAAGAAGCGTTGAATCAGGCCATCGACCGTATGAGCCAGACCGTCTACGAGCATGAGCTGCGGATCATCGACCGCATGTTCGAAGTGCCGGGCAACCGCGTAGTGGCTCAGGACGAGCTGGTGCATTTCCTCAAGGATCGCATCGACGTGGTACGCAATCGCCTGGGCCGTCCCGCCCAGTTCGATCTGAAGAAGGGAGAGATATCCAACTGGTTCTACCAGCAACTCTCCACCGTGAAGGTGCCTGACTTCTTCGCAGCGACCCAGCTGCAGTACACCCGCAACTGGGCCAAGCACAAACTCACTTTCCGTAAGGAGCTGGCGCATGGCGTTTGATCCAACTGGTCTGGATGAACAGACCCTGCAGAAATTCGAGCAGCTGAGCGTCGAGCGCAAGCGACTCCAGGAAGTGGGCCACCTGCCGAGCTGGTACACCACGCAAGGCTGGCAGATGTTCAAGAAGAAGTACGCCGTTCCCAACGAACTGGCCGTGCTCGGTCGCCATCGGCGTATCGCCTACACCCTGGCCCGTCACATGAAAGGTCGTGAGGTGGAATGGGAAGAGAAGTTCTTCAACGAGATGTGGGACGGCATCCTCAGCCCTTCCAGCCCTGCATTCGCCAATACGGGAACCGATCGAGGCATGATGGTGGCCTGCTCCGGGCAAGTGGTCAGCGACAGCGTGGATGGCTTCTACACGGCCTTGCGCGAGACCGCTCTGCTGTCCAAGTGGGGCTTTGGCACCAGTGCCGACTTCAGTGGTATTCGTGCCCGTGGTACATCGATCAGCAAGGGTGGCGAAGCCAGTGGTGCCGTAGAGGTCATCAACGACTTCTTCACTGCAGCTGGCAAGATCAGCCAAGGCGGTGCTCGCCGTGGTTCCATCGGTGCCTACCTGGATATCGAGCATGGTGACTGGGATGAGGCTTGCGATTCGCTGGCCGCTGAACCCAACGGGAAGAACTACGGCTGGATCATCCGTGATTCGTTCGTGGACAAGCTCAAGGCAGGTGACAAAGAGGCCAACCGTCGCTGGACCAAGGCGCTTTACACCAAGCTGATCACTGGCAAGGGCTACGTCTTCTGCATCGACAAGGCCAACCGTCACCGTCCTCAGATGTACAAGGACTGGGGCCTGGACATTCGGGCCACCAACCTGTGCTCCGAGATCATGCTGCACAGCTCGGATGATCTGACCTACAGTTGCATCCTGGCTTCGCTGAACCTGGTGCATTGGGACCGTATCAAGAACAGTGAGTCGGTCTTCATCGCAACGGTGTTCCTGGATTGCCTGTGTCAGGAATTCATCGAGAAGAGTGCCGGTATTCCAGGACTGGAGAAGGTACGTGAGTTCACGATCAAAGGCCGAGCCATCGGTCTAGGCATCATGGGCTTCCACACCTACCTGCAGTCGCAGAACATTCCGTACGTCAGCCTGGAAGCACAGTTCCTGTCCACCGAGATCGCCAAGCACCTGCATGACGAATCCCTACGGGCAAGCCAGTGGCTGGCACAGGAATACGGCGAACCTGAATGGTGTAAGGGCTACGGTGTTCGCAACACGCACCGCACTGCGTATGCACCCACCAAGACCACCAGCCTGCTCATGGGTGGCGTCAGTGAATCCTGGTTCCCGGACCCCGGCATGGTGTTCGATGCTGGCTCATCCGTAGGCGAGCTTCGCCGGATTCCTCCGGTGTTCTACGAGCTGATGAAAGCTCGCGGCGTCTACAGCGAAGAGACCGTGCAGGACATTATCGATCACCTCGGTTCTGTTCAGCATGTCGACTGGCTGGGTGACCATGAGAAGCTGGTGTTCCTCAACGGCTTCGAGATGGATCAGCACATCCTGCTGCGTCACTGCTCCCAGCGTCAGAAGTGGACCTGCCAAGGTCAGAGCCTGAACTTCTACGTGCCGGAGGATGGCAGCGAGGATCTGATCGCCGAGCTGATGACCCTGGTCCTGCTCGATGAGAACGTCCTGTCCCAGTACTACATCTACTCACGCAGCGGTGTGGTCGTGAAGGATGAGTGCGTAGCCTGCTCAGCGTGACAGACGCCCTCTCGGGCGTTCGGTGACGAACCATTGAGAAGAGGTTCAGTGTGATTTCAAGGAAGAACGGTTACTGCAGCGGAGTGCAGCACGAGGCGAGCTTGCGAGCCGATAGTGCGGATACGACGTTGCTGTAACCATTCATCGACTCGGGGAGATGGCTAATAGCCAGTTGATCCAAGTCAATTTTTCAGCTGAAACACCTCCTTACACTGCGCGCCGCTCTCTAGTCCAGGAACTGGTCCTCAGTTCTAGCTCCACCTCCTCCTTCCCAGATCCTCGTTGCGAACCTCCGCACTGGCGGCGTACTCGGCTGCGCCTGCGTGCGCCTTGTGCTGCGTTCGCGCCTCGGATCAGGTCAGGGTTTTGAAGGGGGTTCGAGCCTGTGACGAGTGAGCCGAAGGCACAGGGGAGATCCCCTTTTATATATGCGTCGTTTTCGAGGTCACCTTGGACGCCACCACCATCCGCACCTTCCCGATCGATGAAATGCCCAACCTCACGGCCCGCCTGGGCAAGGCACGAGTCGACCGGATTCGCTACAGCTCCAGCTACACCTTCCCCCGGCCTCAGTCGCCCCGTAACACTGCCAACCCACTGTTGAGCTTCATGCAGCAGTACAAGGCGTACGACGGAAGTCCGGTGGACGACATCATCCTGGGTATCGCTCGACTGGATCACCACAGCAAGGCTGGGAAGTACTCCATCCCACTGAGTGTGACCCGGCTCTACAACATCCTGCAGTGCATGGACGTGATCAACACCCAGGAAATCCGCTACATGCTGGGCGTGGATACACGCCAGGCACAGAAGTACCTGAAAGCGATCAAGTTGTGCCTGTTTCATATCCAGAAGTACATCAACAAACAACAGATCCAGACACCTGAATAGGTCACTGGATTAATCCAACACCCGAAATAAACTGCAGGGACGCATCACCACCAGGAAGTTCCCATGTCCGACCTGCAATATTGCAAGAGCATCGGTTGCGCCATCGCTTGGCGTAGCGAAGAGATTCACGACTACTGCCCCTCCTGTCGAGACAAACATGCCAATGACGGAAAAGCCGATCCTTTGAAGGTTCCGCACTTCGGTCATCTGCAAAGTATCGACAGCCATCGCGTCAACCACCTTTTCCAAATCAAACATCCTTGTTTGCAGGAAGCCATCCATAACTTGCTGGACTCCGGCAAAGCGGATGGCGAATGGGAGGAAGAGTTGGTTGATAATGCACTTCGTGCATTGGGGCGTTGGCAAGTAATGACCCAAGAAGACAAGCAAGGAGCTGCCATCCTGGCAGGCGAGTGACCATGATCCGCTTACTGGTTTACATCTTTCCACGCTTCATTACCCGGTATTACATCTACCGAACTTCGGTGGGAGTGCGTGTGCCCGGTAAGTTGATTCTGGCAAAGAGCAGCAATCCGAAGGACGTAAAGACCGGGGACATTCTCCACACGGTCTCGTTCTTCAACTTCTTCGGTATCCCCCTGTTCATTAAAACCAAGGTGACCCACCACTGAGTCTAGTGCATGGGTCGCCTTCATCGAAGGTAGTCCCATGCGCAAGTACCTCAACAACTCCAACGTACCGCTATCCCTGGCGGTCTTTCTGGCCACTGACAATTACGACCATGAGTCGGACACCATCAGTGCCACCACCCTGATCAAACCCCTGCGCCAGATCATCCTCGCTGCCCGTGTTCCTCAGGAACAGGGTCTGGTGGACGTGTCCGGCATGGTCAGCTCCCGCATGGGCAGCGCGATCCATGACAGCATCGAGCGGGCCTGGCTGCACAAGCACGTCGAAGCCATGACCGCATTGGGTTACCCCAAGAAGGTCATCGCCCAGGTACGGATCAACCCCACGCCTGAAGAACTGGGTCCGGGCATCATCCCGGTCTATCTGGAACAACGGGCCTACCGTGAGATCGAGGGTCGGAAAGTTTCCGGCAAGTTCGACTTCGTGGGTGATGGCCGAGTGGAAGACTTCAAGTCCACTTCGGTTTACACCTACATCAACAACACCAACGATGAGAAGTACCGACTGCAAGGCGGTATTTATCGCTGGTTGAATCCGAAGATCATCACGCAAGACACCATGGCCATTCAGTTCATCTTCACTGACTGGAGCCAGGCACAGGCAAAGAGTTCTCCGAACTATCCTGCCAGCCGAACATTGGAACATGTGTTGCGTCTGCCCTCCCTGGAGTTCATCGAAGAATTCATCCGAAACAAGATTCGTAATCTGGATAAGTTCTGGAATGCACCGGAAAATGAGATCCCGCTTTGTACCGAAGAAGATCTCTGGCGGTCTGCCCCTCAGTTCAAGTACTACAAGAACCCCGCGAAAACCCAACGCTCAACCAAGAACTTCGACAATAAGCAAGATGCTTATATGCAACTGGCCACGGATGGCAATGTCGGCAAGGTGGTTGAAGTGCCGGGTCAAGTAAAGGCTTGTCGTTACTGTCCTGGGTTCTATGCCTGCACCCAGAAGGACAAGTACCTCGAATCGGGGGAACTTCAGCTTTAACCACAACAGGAGTGCTCCATGCTTCCCGTCAATCAGATGCCGTATCACCCCACGGCAGAACAACTCGTGCAGATACTCTGTAACCGAACTCAGAACACGGAGCCGTTATTCTTCCGTGTCCTGGTCGGCTACTACTTCGCGGTAGTGGCCTCGCAGATGCGCTGCATCATCGGCACACCTGATCGGGGCGACATTCCGGTCAACGTCTATGCGTTGAACCTGTCTCCCTCCGGTACGGGCAAGGGCCACTCGACCAGCATCATCGAGGACGAGGTGATTCACCAGTTCCGCGATCGCTTCCTGGAGGAGACCTTCCCCCTGCTGGCCGAACGCAACCTCCCGGTCCTGGCCAACAAGCGTGCCGTGCGCAAGAACAGTGATCCGGATGAGGAGCTGATCCGCGTCCACAAGGAGTTCGAGCAGCTGGGTTCCCTGCTGTTCAGCTTCGACTCCGGCACCAGCCCTGCGGTCAAGCAGATGCGTCACAAGCTGCTGATGGCCGATGCCGGTTCGGTCAACCTGGAGATCGACGAGATCGGTCTGAATCTGGTTGGAAACACCGAGGTGCTGACCGTGTTCCTTGAGCTGTACGACAAGGGCAAGGTCAAGACCAAGCTGGTCAAGTCGACCTCCGACAACTCCCGCTTCGAAGAGATCAAGGGCACCACCCCGACCAACATGATGCTCTTCGGTACACCGTCCAAGCTATTCGACGGTGCTGCCACCGAGCAGGCGTTGTACTCGATGCTGGATACCGGCTACGCACGTCGCTGCCTGTTCGGCTACCTCAAGGGCGCCAGCAAGAACCTGGATCTCACCCCGGAGCAGGTCTACGAGCTGCAAACCAGCCAGCAGACCAACCAGTTCCTCGAAGAGCTGGCCGACAAGCTGGAACGCCTGGCCGATATCATCAACGCCAACAAGCGTCTGGTGATGAGTCGGGACACCAGCCTGGAGCTGATCCAGTACAAGCTGATGTGCGAGAAGCAGGCTGACGCCATGCCCGAGCACGACGAGATCCGCAAGGCCGAGCTGAGCCACCGCTACTTCAAGGCGCTCAAGCTGGCCGGTGCCTATGCCTTCGTGGACGACTCACCCGAGCTGACCATGGGCCATCTGCACAATGCCATCCGGCTGGTGGAGGACAGTGGTGCTGCGTTCGGCCAGATGCTCTCGCGGGACCGTCCGTACGTGAAGCTGGCCAAGTACCTGGCAGCGATCGGCAAGGAAGTGACTCAGGCTGATCTGGTCGAAGACCTGCCCTACTACAAGGGTTCGTCGAGCCAGAAGCAGGAGATGCTGACCCTGGCCACCGCCTATGGGTACAAGAACAACATCATCATCAAGAAGGCCTTCAACGATGGCATCGAGTTCCTGCGTGGCGAAAGCCTCAAGGAAACCGACTTGGCGAAGATGATCGTCAGCTACTCCAGCGACATGACCACCGGCTACAACAACGAGACGGCACCGTTCGACAAGCTGCACCTGCTGACTCAGGCCCCAGGCATGCACTGGATCAACCATCACCTCAAGGGTGGTTACCGCAACGAAGACAACGCCGAGCCAGGCTTCAACCTGCTGGTCATCGACGTGGACGGCACCTGCAACCTGAACACAGCCAAGCTGCTGCTCAAGGACTACAAGGCGCTGTACTACACCACCAAGAGCCACACGGACCAGAACCACCGGTTCCGCATCATCCTCCCTACCAACTACGAGTTGAAGATGGATGCCAAGGACTACAAGGAGTTCTACAACAACGTCCTGCAGTGGCTGCCGTTCGATGCTGATCCGTCCTGCGCTCATCGGTGCAAGAAGTGGCTGACCCACCCTGGTCACCATGAATACACCGAAGGCGAAGTGTTCGATGTTCTGCCCTTCATCCCGAAGACCAGCAAGAACGAAGAGCGCAAGCAACGCTTCGACTCTCAGCAGTCCCTGGACAACCTGGAACGCTGGGTAATCAACAACACTGGCGACGGCAACCGGAACAACATGCTGATGAAGTATGCGTTCATCCTGGTTGACTCCAACTTCGACTTCGATGGCATCCGCTCTCGCGTGGTGGCATTGAACGACAAGTTGCCAGACAAGTTGGAAGAAGTGGAGATCATGAGTTCCATCATGGTCACGGTCGGCAAAGCACTGTCCAAGCGGTGACTTTATCCATCTACCCCAAGTTCTCTTGGGGTTCCTTTTCTTATTCAGAAGCCAGGCTAAGCCATGACGACTACATGGACTCACTTGGTTTCTGTTTATCGGAGATAGCAAACATGGGTTGCGATATTCATTGGCACTCGGAAACCAAGAAAGATGGAGTCTGGGTGTGCGATCAATCTGTAAGTTTCAAATTCGAGCCTCCAGAGTTCGAAGGCGATCGAGAGTATCCAGTAATGGATGGTCTGCCTGGACGTACTCGTGACTACTGGTTCTTCGGTTTGCTGAACCACGGTGTCCGTACCGACTGGCCTTGGTCGTTCCCGTACACCAGCGAACTGCCTGATGACGTGTCCTGCGAAGTGAAGGCCCTTAGCGACTACTACGACTCTGACGGCCACTCCCACGGTGCCCGCACCCAGGCCGAGCTGATCGCCAAGGTGGAGGAGCTGAAGCTCGCCCGTGCCCAGCTGCTGATCGCCCCCAGCGAAGAGGCCTCGATCCACAACGTCGACCACCTGATCAAGCGGCTGGAAGAGACCCTGGCCACCCTCGGTGCCACCGACAACCCGGACGATCGCCGCATCGTGTTCTGGTTCGACAACTGACCTTCAGGTGCCCTCCGGGCACTTGGCGAATTCCCACCAAGGAGTCTGCAATGACCCAAGTAAACGACCACCTGATTCTGCTGTGTGGCAAGTCCGCGACCGGTAAATCCGCCTCGCTGATGGGCCTGAAGAATCCGGAAGGTGTGATGTACCTGAACTGCGAGGCCGGCAAGAAACTGCCGTTCCGAGCCAAGTTCCGTCAGTACACCATCACCGATCCCCACCAGATCTTCGAAGCCTTCGAAGTGGCCGAGAAAGATCCAACGGTCCACACCATCGTGGTGGACTCGCTGACCTATCTGCTCGACATGTACGAGTCGCTGTTCGTGCTGAACTCGCCGAACACCATGAAGGCCTGGGGTGATTTCGCTCAGTACTTCAAGACCCTCATGCAGCAGCATGTGGCGAAGTCCACCAAGAACGTGATCTTCATCGCCCACACCAAAGACACTGTGAACGAATCCGAAATGATTCTGGAAACTTGTGTCCCGGTGAAAGGCGCACTGAAGAACAACGGCATCGAAAGCTACTTCACTGTAGTAATCGCCTCGAAGAAAGTTCCCTTGAAGAACTTGAAGGACTATTCTTCGCCGCTGTTGAACATCACTCCGGAAGAAGAAGCACTTGGTTTCAAGTATGTCTTCCAGACCAAACTGACAAAGGACACTGTAGGCGAGCGTCTGCGTGGCCCACTCGGTTTGTTCGATACTTCCGAGACCTTCACCGACAACAATATGCAGGTGATCCTCGATCATCTGCATAAGTACTACGACTGATTCCAGTCACCCCCGGCGACAGTTCGCCAAGCCTCCACTCAATTCAACAAAAGGTAACTCTTATGTCCATGCTCGCTGCTCTGACTACTGACAACAACATCGCCGACGAGAAAGACTCCGTTGGTGGTTCCCGTGTTCGTGACTCGGGCCTGTACCCGATGAAAGTCGCACTGGCCTACGTCTCCAAGGCCAGCTCCGGTGCCCTGGCACTGAACGTCACCTTCAAGGATGACGATGGCGAAGTCCGCCAGCAGTTCTGGATGACCTCCGGCACTGCCAAGGGCTGCAAGAACTACTACGAAGACAAGCAGGGCCAGAAGCAGTACCTGCCTGGCTTCGTGCATGCCAACGCCCTGACCCTGCTCACCGTGGGCAAGGAGATCGGCCAGCTCGACACCGAGAAGAAGGTGGTCAACCTCTACTCCTCGACCGAGAAGAAGGAAGTGCCGACCCAGGTCGACATGCTGATGGACCTGATCGGTCAGGAGGTCCTGCTGGGCGTGCTCAAGCAGACCGTCGACAAGACCGCCAAGGACGCTGCTGGCGTCTACCAGCCGACCGGTGAAAGCCGCGACGAGAACGAGGTCGACAAGATCTTCCGTGCCCGCGACAAGATGACCACGGCAGAAATCCGTGCTCAGGCTGAACAGGCCAACTTCTTCGCCGTCTGGGAGCAGAAGTGGGCTGGCAAGGTCAAGGACAAGACCACCAAGGGTGCCAACACCGGTACTGCTGGTGCCCCCCGCCAAGCAGCTGCAGCCGGTGGCAACAGCCGTCCGACCACCAGCCTGTTCGGCGCTCAGGCGTAACACCCTCCTCCGCAACACCCCCCAAAGGGCCAGGCAACTGGCCCTTTTTCATTTCTGCTCAAGAGGTGTACATGAGCGAAACCATCACTATCCAAACCCCCGATCAGTTCGCAGCCCTGATCACTCACTGGCATTCCAACCGCATGGCTCAACTGGGCCAGATCCAGCAGGTGCCGGATGACGTGGAAATCAGCCAGCCAGGCGAGAACGGCGAAGACGTGCCGATGACTGCCGAGCAGCGTGAAGGCTTCAAGGCCGGTCTGATCGTGGCCAAGGCGCTGTTCGCTGATCTGCCATTCACAGCTACCCCGGTGGATGAAGCCCAGGCTCCGGCTGAAGGCGAAGTCCAACAGGAGGCATCCAATGGTTGATCCAATCGAGCAAGAGATCCTGAACAAGGGTCTTACTGCACCGCGCATCACGCCGGCTGACGTGGAAGCCAACATCGCCAGCGAGCACTACTTCACCGCAGAGGATGGGGCTAGCTTCGCACTCGTCAATGCGAGCAGTCAGCAAACCATCAGTCTTCCGGACTTCCCAGAATCGCTGGGTCTGCTCACCTTCTGCGTGCTAGTCCTCAAGAACGGCTTCACCGTCACTGGTGAATCGGCCTGTGCCAGTCCGGAGAACTTCGATGCTGAAGTGGGCCAGAAGATCGCTCGCCGCAATGCGGTGGACAAGATCTGGCCGCTGATGGGATACGAGCTGAAGTCCAAGCTGCACCAGCTGGAGCAGCACTGATATGTTGAAACATTATCAGTGCCACAAGCGAGTACATGCGCAGCCGATGACTCGTGGTGAGTACAACATCTACCGTGGGTGGCAAATTCCGGAGAATGAAAATCCCGAAGATGCTGGCTACTTGGTGGTGTACAACCAGCACACTGCTGATCATTACGAGTCTTGGTCGCCCAAGGTCATCTTCGAGGACGGCTACAGCGAGCTACCGGCATGAGCCTGCTCCACGTTGTCGGGTTCGATCCGAGCCTACGCAACTGGGGCATTGCCAAGGGTGTGATGACCGCTGAGCTACCTGGTAGCCTGGAGATCACTCACCTGGAGGTGATCCAGCCCGTACTCTCCACCGGCAAGCAGGTTCGCCAGAACAGCCTGGATCTGGAGTCTGCCCGTCAGCTCTGTGCTCAGGCCTTGGCTGCAGCTATGGGCGCTCACGCGATCTTCGTCGAGGTTCCGATCGGTAGCCAGTCTGCACGCGCAATGGCCTCCTACGGCATCTGCGTGGGCGTACTGGGTGCCCTTCGAGCCAGCGGGATTCCCTTCTTCGAGGTCACCCCGACCGAGGTGAAGATGATCTCCGTGGGCAAGAAGACGGCCACCAAGAGCGAGATGATCCAGTGGGCGTACAACCGTCACCCTGAGGCCAAGTGGCCTACCTACAAGCAGCACGGACAGGAGGTGATCAGCGAAGCCAAAGCTGAACACATGGCCGACTCGGTAGGGGCAATCCATGCCGGACTGAATTTACCTGCTTTTCAGCAGTTCTTGAATCTACTCAGGGCCAAGGAGGTCGCATGACCGAGACTTGGAAAAGCGTCCCAGGATATGAAGGCTTCTATGAAGTTTCAGATTTCGGGAATGTGCGTAGTGTTGAGCGAAGCCTTACGCAAGTCAGTAGGTCGGGTAATCCTTACCAGAGGGTAGTAAAGAGCAAGAACCTATCGCCTGTAAAAGGGAGTAGTGGTCGTTATCTATACGTCCATCTGGCTAAGGAAGGGAAGCAACACCACTCTGTGCATTCGCTGGTGCTTAGAGCATTTGTCGGTGAACCTTCTGCAGGTCAGGAGGGGTGTCACTCAGACGGAGATAGCTTCAACAACAAGTTGAGTAATCTTAGGTGGGATACCCATCAATCCAATGAAAGCGACCGGGAAAAGCACGGAACAGTCCGTCGTGGGGATTCACACTACAACTCCGTCTGCACAGAAAACCAAGCGCGCTCTATCAAAACTGCCCTATCCAACTACACAGGTAAGCGGTACGGCAGAAACATAACCATAGCCCGCCAGCTAAATGTCCCAGTGTCTTTGGTAAAAGATATTGCCTACGGACACAGCTGGCAGCACGTTTAACTATGAGAGGACTCAACATGCTGATCAAACTGAAACAATCCGAGATCGAAGAAGCCCTGCGCGACTTCATCGTCAAGCAAGGCTTCAACCTCGATCGCAAGACCGTGGACATTTCGTTCACTGCCGGTCGTGGCGACAGCGGCATGACCGCTGACCTGGACATTCACGATGCTGCTGCCGTGATGGGCAGTGTTTCGGGCAACGTCCAGTGCAGCCAAGTCTGCGAAACCCAGGCGTCCACTTCCGGCAGCGTCGGTGGTGTAGAGGAAGCGACTCCGGCTCCCCAGCTGCATGTCGTGGAAACCTCGCCGGCTGCCGAAGACGTTCTGCCTGATCCTCAGGAAGAAGAAGAGCCTGTCGTTCAGAAGGCCAGCCTCTTCGGGGGCTAAGGCAGCACCCCATGAAAGCCCTCAAGGGGATGCTCCTGGTACTGCTCGCAGTCATCCTCATTGGGGGCTGTTATGTGGGCAGTGTGGTCCTGGGCTGGGTAATGGCGATCCTGACTGCACTCGGGATCGTTGTGTTGGTCGTGATCGTGCTGTTGCACGAGACCTTCACATACATGACCCAATCCAGTAAAAAGCCCAGTCGGAAGCGGTAACGCTTTCGCTGAGCCGGTGGGGCGTTCCAACGCAAGTCGTCACACCTGACAGCCGGGAAAGACCGGCACCCTTCTCTATCGGGAAGTGATCTGTGAGACACGTCCGCTGAAACTCAAGGGCTTGAGGGCTGCTACCGGCCCCGACTGGACGCCCCGAAAAGCGGGTGACGGAGCGTTCAATACCAGATCACTTCACCCATACAGAAGAAAGCCCTCCGTAGAGGGCTTTTTCATCACTTGAACAGGTTCATCATTCCCTTGATGGTGGCCAGCTCATCCAGCGTGCCGGGGTACTGCAAGGCACCCCACTCCAGCGGATTCCCCAGGCGACCCCACATCGAGGAGTCGACGATGGTCTGCATGCCGCTCAGGTAGATATCCAGGGTCACCATCATGATCGCCCGAGCCGGATGCTCCCGGAACATCTGCATGATCACCTTCTGAATCCGCAGGTAGTACTTGGTGAACATGAGCAAGCCCATGTCATTCAGGTACTGCATGTGGCGGTGCGACGGTACGTCGTAGTTGACGAAGCTGTCGGAGATCCGCTTCAACGCTTCCTGCTTGGATTTCGGCGCCTTCTTGTCGCTGATCAGGTGCTGATACAGCGTATAGCGAGCCACGAAGTCCGAGTACTGAGTGGCCTGGCTCATCGCCGTGTGCAACGGAGTACCTGGAGCCATGTAGACGAACGCAGCCGCTTGCTTGACCGTGGGGTTGAGCTTGCTGGTGTACTGATCCACCTTCTCCTTCAGCTTGCTGCGATAGGAGTAAGGGTCTTCTTCCAAGGCCACGTCTTCGACGATGGTCGGCAACATCCCCGCATCAATCAGTTCCTTGGCCGGGTTACGTGCCAGAGAATCCTGCAATTGGCGAATACGCTGCTGTGTAGCCTTCGCATCCCCAGACGTGCCAGTCGACAATGCTGCTTCCAGACGGAACAGCTCTTCGGAATCCTTCCGATAGTTGACTGCACCACGCCACGCCACCCAGTGATTCCGCATCAGATCCTTGATCGGAACACCCTGCCACAACAGTACAGTCATGTTGCTGACCACGTTCCAGAACAAGGTCACACCCGACCGTACCACCACGATATCCTTCACTTCCTGTACCACCGCCTGCCAGAAGTCCTCTGCCTGGCGAACACGCAATGCCGCCTTGTCACCCAGCCCGAAGAAGTCCTGCAACAGCCAGACGGTCATCTGCTCCAGCATGTTGCGTTCATCTTCCTGATGCTTGAGCAGGTTCTTCATACCCTTGGTCGTACGATCCTGCTTGTCGAACATGTCAGCCAGGCTGTACTTGCGGTAACCGGCGATCAGGTCGATCTGATCGTTGCGCACCATCATGTTGTTGCCCTTCCACACCTGACGAATCGCTTCCTGAGTGTGGTGTGGCAGCAGACGCCAGGTCTCTGCACCTTCAGCATCGCTGCTGTCCGGACCCACCATGATGTAGGCGTCACGGCGATCGTTCTTGTCAGCATTCCACTGATCGAACAAGGCCTTGACCACTTGGGCGTTCTGCTCACGCGAGGCCTGCTTGTCGAACACGTTGCCATGCAGCGTACCCAGCAGCGTATCGAACGCATTGGTTCGCTCCAGCAGCGAATCCCGTGCCTTGTTGCTCATCACGTAGCGGTAGTTGACGATCTCGCCGGCAGCATTAAGTACAGGGACCATGTGGACCCCACCCATCGGCTTGCCCTGCTGAATCGCCATCTCCTCACGCACGCGCTTGGCATGAGCCAGTCGCTGAGTGACCTGGACGTTATGAGTGTTCAGGCTACCGGTGATCGTGTTGACGATCCCACCATGCTTGCGACTGCCCTTGGCACGCTCACCTGTATAGGACAGGGCACCGGTCAGACGCTGCTGCATGCCACGGCCCTTGAGGATGTAGAGGTGCTTGGCACGCTTATCCAGGTCATCGGCATCCTGGTTCAACGGGTTGCCGACCACACGCTGGAAGCCCTGGCGTACCAGTGCCTCGCCCTCTTCCTCGGTGGCAGCCAGTACCTCGGTGTGCGGGTTGTGGATCTCCGGTGTGTAGCCCTTGGTGAACAAGGCCTCACTGTTCTCGAACAGCTTTTCCTTGGCTTCCTGCTGCATGGCACGGTGCATCTTCAGAACGAAGGTCACCCCGTTACCACCATCGGTACGCTGTAGCTCGGTCGCCAGGACGTTGGAGATCCGCTCCTTGTCAGACTCGTTGGCATTGGCCAGGGCGTACAGCGAAGCCAGCTGATCGATCAGCGGACGTACCCGATCCAGCTCAGCATCCGGAATGCTGTGTGCATCCTTGGTGCCCAGCATGCGAGCGATGTTGTCCGCGTTGAGCATCAGGTTGTCGATCGATGCCTTGCCGGTGGCCATGTATTTGCCCAGAGCCTCGGCACGACGCAGGTACATGGCTGCATGAGTCGAGGTCTTGAGCTGCTTGCCCAATTCAGCAATCCGCTGCTGCAGGCTGCCGTTGGGACTCAGCAGTTGCTGCAGCTCCTCCAGCGAGTAGCCGTAATCCAGCAGCGAAGCCAGATCAGCACGCAGCAGCAGAGCCATGGCGTCCTTGTCCTTGGCAGTTAGGTCTTTGCCTTTATTGGCGAAGCTCTCCAAGGCCGTATCACGGGTCCAGTTGATTAGGTGCTTACGCTCCTGTTCATTGCGCTTGGCGAAGTTGAGCAGGGCCAACATGATCTCGTTCGGCCCTTTCATCTCGTTGAACATGCCAGCCATCAGACCCTGGCGTCCCTTGAACAGACGGTCACGCAGCTGGTTACCGGCATCCACCACCGCTTCCAGGCGGTCATCGGCAGCCAGGCTGGCCACTCGACCCATCAGACGAACACCGCTGACCTTCGAGTTACGCACCATGTCCGACTTGGCCACCTGGTCGATCATGTCCTTGGCCTTGCCCTGAACACCGGCCAGAGCGTTCTCGGCCATCTCGATCCACTGGTTGTTCGGACGAGCAGCCTTTTCCCGGTACTTGGCCTCGATATCCACCAGCTCACCGACCAGGGTCTTGAGCTTGTCGTTGGCCTGCTGACCGGCATAGGTGTGCGTCCACTTGCCGGCCAGATAGGCCATGGCACGCTCAACCAGAGCCTGCAGACGCTCAAGCCAGCTCAGATCACGCAGGACACGAGTGTCTTGCTGAGTCGATCGATCCAGCAGCTTCCACAGCGGACGGTAGGCCAGACCCAGAGCAGCGAAGCGGCTCAGGTAGTCGGACTGCCCTTCCCCGTCCGGGATCTCCAGGAAGAACTCACGCAGGGCTTGGGCCTCCGCCTTCTGTTCATCACTGGCCTGGGTCCAGTCGCCATCGAAGAATGCCGATACCGGCAGCGATGCCTTGATCTCGTTGTACAGGCCCTTCAGCTCGCGGTAGACCAGCGAGGACGAACGATCCTTCGATTCCAGGGCAGTACGCAGGGCGACTTCAATGCTCTCGGCCAGGAACGCTTCCTGATCGGATAGCTTCACCACGTCACTGAGTTTGGCAGCGAACGGTGCCTTGCCAGTCGCCAGAGCCTTGAGGAAACGCTCACGGGCACCGATCACCTGATCGTCCAAGGCTTCCAGACGCACGGCACCAAACGGACCATGCAGCGGACGCACCACGTTATCCAGCAGATCACGCAGGTGACTCTCGAAGCCAACATCCAGGGGCTGCTCGGTGTTACGCAGGCCATCGAACAGATCAGCCACGTCCATATCCAGAACCGGATCTTCCATGGCCAGCGTGCGTTGAGTACCTACGGCCTCACGCGCCTGTTCAGCCGTCGCCATCAGACCGGAGACGTTGGCCAGCAGCGTCTTCAAGCCAGTGACCTGGATCTTCTGTGCCGACTTGTCCGAACCACGGAACAGAATGTCACGCAGCACATTGGTCAGGGCTTCCATGGCCTTGACCAGCACATTGCGCGAGGTCTTGGTCTGCAGGGTGAACTGGTTCAGCACATCACGCTGGAAACCCTGGTTGGTCATGCCCCAGGCCACGAACTCCTGCACGTTGGCCAGGGCATTGCTGTACCGCTGAGCCAGTTCAGGCTTATCGGCCACATGCTGACGGCTGCGCTCCAGCAGCACACCCAGTTCAGCCACCAGTTCAGCCGTATCCGGCAGAGGCTTGCCCTGCTCGGCCAGATCGATGGTACGGGCTACCACCGAGTGAACCAGCTCGTGCATCAGCAGTTCAGTGGTCACGCCCGAACGACGGAACGCATCGCTCTTGATGTACAGCGTGTCAATCGAATCGCTGAAGCTGTAGAGACCACGGGCAGACTGTGCCTGCTTCTCGGCCACACCTTCCGGGATCGCCATCTCAGGCGTGACGTAGACGATCTTCATCGCCGGATTGACGTGCTTGGCCAGGGCTTTCCACAGTTCGCGGTTGTACTCCTGAGTCCGTCCGTTGCTGGTGACTTCGATACGCGAACGGAGGGCCTTGAGTACATACTTGAGCGAAGGCCGCGGGTTGCTCTTGAAGAACTGAACCAGCTCACTGTCATGCTCGATCGGCGACTTGCCCAACTCACCCCAGGCACTGGTGGTTACAACAGGATCTTCCTGACGCTCAGGAATGCCCAGATCGGCATCATCGACCAGAGTAGGTTCGCTCTGTACCACTGGAGCCAGCTTTGCCTGTGCAGTTTTCTGGCCAAGCAGTGCATCGATCTGCTTTGCTGCCTCAGTGACCGCTACATCATCAGGGCGCTGCTTACGCTCCTCCAGCTTTTGCTGGGCCTTTGCACGATCCTGCTCGGTGACCTGGTAGGCACCACCTTCGAAAGCGTACTGGTCGACCGCCTGCAGGTTGGCCAGGATCTCCAGCTTCATGGATTCGGCAGCCAGTGCGGTAGCACGGAGCCGATCCAGCTGAAATTGGATCAGCCCTTTACCACTATCGGCCATAAGGTCATATTCAATGTCGCTCAGCGAAGCGATTTTCTTGGTCAGCAGCGAAGCCACGCCAGCGTTCAGGGTTGCATCGTTTTCCTGAGCCAGTGCATCCGCCAGGCCTTTGATCGAACGCTCCAGGGTGGCCAGCATCTGGTCCATCGGGGAGTATTCCAGCGCCTGCAGGAAGGTCTGCTTGTTCAGGCTACGGGCACCCGCATGCACATCCTTCAGTCCGTAGATACGGGCATCGTGGACGTTGATCGAATCCACCTCGGCACCGGCATTGATCGAGATCGCAGCGTCGGTCGAGTGAACCGAACCCACGGCACCGGACACGCCCGGTCCTACTTCGCCGGTCTTGTAGCCGAAGGCACGCAAACCAGCCATTGGCTTCTTGCCCTTCTTGCCGAACTTCACCTCGTTGCGGTAGGCGGCCTCATCACTGAGGCCTTTGTCTCGCTTGGCCAGACGCATACCGGCCTGCAGCTGATCGCTGGCACTGGAGAATGCGGTGTGCAGGATCGGAGCCACATCAGTCAGCGAAGCCTGCAGCTCAGCTTCCTGCTTGTTGGTCAGGTCATGCAGCGGAACACCCTTGGCGTCCGTAGCCATCTTGCCTTCGGCGATCAGCTGGTCGATCAGGGCACGACGCTTGGACTGATACAGCTGCTGGTACAGGTCGAATGCCAGGTTGGCAGCCTGGTTGAAGGCCTGACGACGCTCGGTGAACGGACCAAAGGCTTCCTTGATGGTGGCCGTGATATCCCTACCCAGCGTGCTCAGGTAGGTGGACTTCAATGCCTTGAACTGCTGGTTCGTGAAGGTGAACTCCATCGCCCTCTCGATCGGCATATCCACGTCCAACTCTGCAGCCGCCTTCTCATCGGCCTTGCTGATCAGCAGACGAACAGACGACAGCAGCGGTTGCAGCTCCAGCTTGGACTTGCCTGCCGAGATCTCCTGGATGTGGTCGTAGACCTGCTGAATGAAATCCTCAGCCATGGTTTCGACGGTCTTGCCCAGACCTTCACCGTAACCACTCTTGGTCACCGGAGGCTTCATCAGATTACGGCCAGCCTTGGTTGGTGACCCTTTGTCGTCCAGCTTGCCGGTGACGTAAAACAGCGCGCTGTACATAGGCTGCAACTTCTTGTCCTGCCACTTCTCCTGCACCACCGCGTTCAGGTCGATGGCAGTCGACTCATACAGGTCACTCTGACCGGGTGCTGCACGCCACAGGTTGTATTGCTCGAAAGCATTACCGGTCTCGAAGAAACCTCCTTTGTTCAGTCTAGCCATCGCATCCTGCATCGAATGGAAGGCACCGAACAGCAGGTGACCCAGCATCGGGCCATTGGTCACGCCGTCCACTTCGGCCAGCAGCATGGTGGTGAACTTCTGCTGCCCAGCCTCACGGGCGTTCTCGTAGGTGGCTTGGGCCACCAGCGAGGACAGCGAATGGAAGTTCTCACCGCCAGCCTTCACGCCTTCGACGATCGCCTGCTGTTCGCCCGAGGTCAGGTCCTGATCCAGCAAAGCCTTACGCAGGGCAGCCACTGCATTTTGGTACACCGGCTTCTGCATCTCGGCTTCGTAGGCAGCCAACGAACGCTTGTTGTCCTGCTTGTCGGTCTTCATGCCCAGACCTTCAGCCACACGCAGCTTGAATACGTCCAGCATCGACTGGTCGGCGTCAGTCCAGCGAACCTCGGTCTCGGCACTCTGCTTGCCAATGACGAAGCGATGAATCTTGCTGGTTTGCGGGTTGATGGCCGAATCCAGGCCCACACGATCGTTCTTCCAGGCACTCGGCATCAGGTAGAACTTGGTGTCCTGGCCAGCCTTCTGACGGCTGAGATCGCCCACGAACGCCACCAGACGTTCCCATTCGCGCATCAGGCCCTGGTTCTTGGCGGTCACACCGTCACGGTTGGTCTTGTGCAGAGTCTCCAGCGCCTCATCCTGCACGCCTGCCATCTGCAGAATCATCGCCGGGTTGGCGATCTTCTCCAGCACGGCCCACATGTCTTTTTGCAGGATGTAGGGTGCCTTGGCTTCCTTCTCCAACGCAGCACGCTCCTTGTCGGAGATCGGCTTGGTGGAGTTGTTCGCCGTCTTCTGGTCGTACTTCAGTGGCTTGAAGCTCGGTTCACGGGGACCGGTCTCGATGCCGAACAGCTTGGTGAACAGACTACCTGTATTCTTGCTGGCATCTCGAATCGCCTGAGCTTCCTGAGTCAGGGCGCCGTCCTTGTTGGTCACGAAGCGAATGAAGGCCACCTCGTTCTTGCGGGACTCGATCAACCTGTCGATGGCATCCCGATCGGCCTGAGTCTTGGCGACTGCACGCATGGCCTTGATCTGGCCATTGAAGTCCACGCCCTTGAGGTCATCCAGCTCACCTTTGGTGAGGGTGGTCTGCTCGACAATGCCCTGATCCAGCAGCAGAGCCAGTGCCTGAGCACCCAGGGCCACTTCCAGCTTGGCCTTCTCGCTCTGCGAGGCATCACCCTTGAGCTGATAACCCAGCGACTGCACCACGGCCTGACCCAGCGAGTTGATCAGGGCACTGCGCAGCGTGCCGATCTTGCGCAGCTTCTGGTTGGCTGCCGGGGTGATCGAGGCATCCTTGTCCTTGCCCAGGATCTTGTTGATGGTGGTGTTGTCGTTCAGCGTCTGACCGCCGTTGTCAGCCACATGAGCAAACGCAGCAGCCGCAATGGCGGTCTTCACGTTCTCAGCCACCTGCCCCTGCTCATCCTGCAGGTACTGGGTGTAGTCGTTGTAGTAGTGATCCCGTGCGTCGGTCTTGTGACCGGCCTGAGTGGTCCGCTTGAAGAAGTTGCCTTCGATGGTCGGCATCCAGGCCTTGGCCGTACGGATGAACGCACTCGGCAGCCCCAGCTGCTCTTCGCTCAGGTCTTCCTGCTGCACGTAATCCAGGGTGTTCACTTCGCCCTGGCTGAGCTTGGTCAGGAAGTTCTCGGTGGCCACCAGCGGACGCTGAGTTCCGGTTGTCGGGTTACCTGGCTGCTGAGAGAACAGACGCTTGAGGTTGTTCGTCTTGCGGTACTTCACCGCTTCCGGGGCATCTTCGGCAATGCCGGCTTCCTGCTCCGGTGTCTGGACTGGAGCCTTCTGTTCAACAGGCTCAACGGCCTGAGGTGCAGCAGCCTCCGGCTGATTCACGGCTGTTTGTACCGGTGCAGCCGACTTCATGGCGTACAGTGCCTGCAGCGATTGCAGGCTGGCTTCCAGGGCTTCGGTTTCCTGAGCGATATTGGCCACCAGGTTCCCAGATCCACCGTGGATGGTCATACCACCCATCGCGTACATCTCGTCGTAGCTGTACTTGCGATCAGCAGGCACCCAGGTCCCGGACCTGGTAGGTAGCCACTGCTGTCCGTCATCCCGAGTACCGGCCACTTCATCGAAGGCTTTCTGAGCCACAGCCAGCTTGGCCTTGCGCGACTCCACGAACTTGGCCAGGCCATCGATCTCGTGCTGAGCGGCTTCCAGATCAGGAGTCTTGTAGGCCAGAGCACGACGCACGTTGCTGCTGTACTCGTTGAGGCCCTTGTACCCTTCCTTCGGATTGCCGTTGAAGATATCGCTGCTGACGCCTTCCAGGCCTTTGACCTGGTGAGCCAGTGCCTTGGCCTTGGCGAAGGTACGCAGCACGACACGCTCAGGCTCGGTGAGGCTGTTGGCCATGTTGCTGGCCAGGCGAGTAGCCACCTCCACATCCAGGGCTTCTGGCGATTCCATGGCCAGAGAGACCACACGCTCGGCTGCCTTACGGGCAGTCTGCTGGACTTCAGGGGTGACGTTCTCGAGTACGGTATCGGCCAGCTCGATCTGCGAGGACAGATCCTGCTTCTCCGGTTCCATCAGCTGGGTTATCGAGTCCTCTGCCTGCTTCACCTGATCCAGCTGCTTGGCCAGTGCTTCTTTACGCTCGGCAGCCGGTACATCCTGCAGACCCAGTGCAGCACGACGGGCAGTCAGCGACTCGGTGGCCTGAGCCAGCAAAGCCTCCAGTTGAGGCTGTTGCTCCTGAGGAGCGGATTCCATGCGCTGCTGGATACGCTCGACCATGGCTTCAGCCTTGGCTTCATCTTCCAGGGCAGAACGGATCTCACCCAGCTTGGTCAGGTTGTCCTGACGGACCTGAGCGTCCTCGTTCTTCAGGCTGTGTTCTGCCAGAGCCTTGGCTGCTTTCTCCGGTGCGTAGGCGCCCGGTTGCAACAGCGAGGACACGTTGCCGGTCTCACTGGCCTTCTCGACTTCCGGTTCCTTCTTCTCACCCGTACTGCCCAACAGATCTGCTGGCGCCTTGGATGCAGCAGCCGTAGCACCACCGGCTGCAAAACCCAGCAGAGCACCTTCGGCAATGTCCATGGGCGAGGCTTCACGGTTCTTGATCTCACCTTCCTGATACGTCTGAAAGGCTTCGGTCACCGCTTCGGTTGCACCTGTACCCAGTACCGTGCCAGCAGCCTTCGCCGGCTTGGCCAATGCACCAACTGCCTTCTCCGGCAGAACTTGGGCGGTCTTGGTCACCGGGGAGGTCAGGGTCTTGAGTACCTGGGTATCGGCAATGTGCTCGGCAGCTGCCAGGCTACCGGCACGCAGCAGCATTTCGCGGAACTCACCGCCTGTTGGGCGAGCACCGTCATTGTCCTGCTCGTAATTGTCCATGCCCTGACGGACTTCATCCAGGGCATAGCCTGCGTTAGATACAGCCATCGGCAGCTTGCCTGCCACACCAGCTGCCAGCTGTGGAGCGTTCTCCAGCGCATGAGTCACTGCACCGACCGGATGCTGGACCGCATTCTCGGCGATCTCGTAAGCCACCTTGGGGAGTGCCCAGCCAGCGCCTTTGGCTGCTTCGGTGTACTCGCCTTCCTTGACCTGCTCCCAGGCCTGAGCCAGTCGATCGACAGCAGGACCTGCTTCCTCGGCGAACTCCTCGCGCAGAGGCTCACGCTGAGGCGCATCGATCGCACCCTTCCAGTCGAACAGGTCCATGATCCCGCGAGTGCCTTCGCGCAGGTGATCGGCACGCTCCAGCCCTTCCTGGTTGGTGGTGAACAGGTCCTGCTTCTCGTTCAGCAACGCGATATCCGCTTCGCTGGCCTGACCCTGCTTGAACCGGGTGTAGGCTGCTTTCACGTCGTCGCTGGTGCCCAGCTCCTGAATGGCAGCCAGGGTGTTTGGAGCAGCAGTCAGCACAGTACCGGCCAAGTAGCCGGCACCTGCTGTCAGCATGGCCCCACCATCAATCACACCTGCAGTGAAACTGTCTGGATCAACACCACTACGACCGACCCAGCTGTTGTCGAAGGCTTCCTGCTTCTGAGCACGCTTGGCCATGTACTCGGCATTCTCTGCCTGCATACCGGCTACACGTTGCTCGTGCTGACTCAGAAGGGAATCCGGTTGGACTCCCTGAGGCTTCCTGGCCTCCAGTAGTTGACGCTTGAATTCACTGGCCTGAGCCAGTTGGTTCTTTTTGATATCCGTCAGATCGATGCCACGAATATCTTCAGGAAGCTCAGGAAGTTGGGCCATTGCGAGTCCTAGTTACTTGGGAGGAGAGAAGTTGAATGCGTTGCGGATCTTGTAACGACCCATCAGTTCCTGTTGTGCAGCTGACTTGTTTTGTTCAGCAACACGCAACTTTTCCTGATATCCCTGATAAGTTACGAAGTCGTTATAAACTTGGTCCATGATATCAGGAAGCGCATCGGTATCTAGTGCATGTTCCCCAGGACCCCATGGATCATACACCCCAATACGACGCAAACTTTCTTGAAGTACAGCCCCCAAGTTCACATCTTCTTTCAATCCCCGCTTCTTACGAAACTCTGAAACTTTTCCTCGAATGTCCTCTGCTGCTCCTGCTTGATCGTCCTTGGCAAGTTTCGCTGCCTCACTTATAGCCACACCTTCCGTTACTTTATCCTGTTCTGCCTGAGCAAATGTCGGCTTGCTGTTGACGTACTCCTGAGCAACTTTGACCTCGGCATCAAACGGAGAAAGCATTCGCTGAATCTCTTCGTCCTGTTCCGGAGTAATACCCGTAGCTTGGGTATACAACGTTCCAAGAGAACTCAGTCCTTTGTTCCGCAGTTCTGCTGGAAGATCTCCCGAGCTGGCCAGGTACTTTTGACGGGCAGTCGCAAGATCGGGCGCACCTTCGAGAGCCTGCGAGGCCAAAGCATTGGCAGCTCGTTCCTGCAGGACATACTCCTGGTTGTCCCGAGCGAACTTCATCCGCTGACCTGCCTCAGCCACCTGGGTGTTGGTGCGAGTCGCCTCAAGGCCCAGACGGGTCTTGTCGTTGGCCATGTCCTGAGTGGTCTTGTAGTCACCGAACAGCGACTTGCGGATATCCACCAGCCCTTGAGCTACAGCCGCTTGTCCACGGGCGCTGAGGCCAGAATCTGCCAGCCTTTGCTCCAGCAGATTCAGCTTGCTCTCCACCTGCTTGGGATCGGATACGTCGATCTGCCGAGCTTCAGCCAGGAAGCGATCCCGGATCGGAGCATCCGCGTTGTCCTGAGCCTGGTTGTCGTAGACCATCTTGTTGGTGGCCTGCTGGCGCAGGAAATCACCACGGGTATCCAGGGCATTCCGTACTGCCGTGCGATCGACCTGGGCACCGAAACCAGCCTTCAGGCGATCCAGTTCACCGGATGCCTGCAACGCAGCCATTTCTTCAGGGGTCTTGGCCTGGCTCAATCGATCCAGGAAAGCCTGAGTGTTCTGCTCTTTGCCGGCGTCCCAGTTGGCTTTCTCCTGGCCCTGGTACTGTTTGAGTACATCCTGCAGTCCCTGGAAGCCGTTGTTCAGGGATTGCCCCGCCTGATGAAACAGGCTCGCTGCACCCCCGACGTGGGGGGCATCGATGTTGCGCCAAGTGATCGCCATGGTTTAGATCCCGTTCTTGTTCATGTAGTCGCCTACCGACTGGTAAGCACCTGGATTGGCAGCCACACGCGCACGCTGACGATCTTCCAGTTGGGAGTTCGTCAACTTCCGTTGTGCTTCATAGTTGATATTGAACTGGCGCTTGTTCTCTTTGAGAGAGTCCTTGGCCAACCCATACTGCTTCATGCCCATCCAGGCATTGCCCAGTCCCTGAGCTGCACCCAAGGCCAAACTTCCCCAGCCTTGTTGTTGCATACCGTTCTGGTTGGTGTAACCCAACAAAGACTGCATGAAAGTCGGATCGGTGACTCCTGCTACAGGAGTAGTGGCTGCAGAGGCAACCGATGGGTTTCCTAGAGCAGCGTCCAGCCCTGCATAAGGACTTTGATACACAGCAGGCGAATACCCTCCTGCTTGAGCGAAGTTTGTTTGAGGTTGACCGATGCTCCGCAAAGCACCAGTAATGTTATCTACAAATCCCGGCATCTTCTGACTCCAATTGGGAATGAATCGCCGAGTAGTGTAGAGATAATTATGGACGTGACCAAAAAGAAAGGCTCCCGAAGGAGCCTTTGATTGTTCCCATCACTATCAAATCAATTGCACATAGTTACTCCACCCACCGTGTTGCAATAGATTGGTCTGGAGTTATTTATCTGATTGAGAGTGTTCTGTAACACTCGCTCACTTCGTTGAACACCTGCATTGTGAGCATCGATTTTGTTCTTTTCCGTCATTACTCCCGCTGCTATCTGGTTACATACCGACGCAGGAACTACAGGGGCAGCCGCAGCGATTCGCTTGATTTCCTGATTCAGTTGGTTGGCGTCATAGGTGTACTCACCTAACTCAACCTGCAAGTACTGTTTGCCCAACGCACCTGTTGACGGGTCCATAACGCCCGATTCGATGCAGCGGTTCAGCCCTACCCACCCTTGTGCAAATGTCGTGTACCGCTGGGCGTCCATAACTGGGGCTGGCTGGGATGCACATCCCGTCAGTACCACCACACCCACCATCAACGTAATAATTCGCATGCTGTCATCTCCTTGGCGCTCAGGATGGGCATCCTACCTGAGTGCCATTATTTCGCCATACCCACTCAGGTATAGGCCTCTTGATCAGTCCATTCCATTGCGGTGTGCTGGAAGGTCGGTAGAGCCAGCGAGTTAGACACGTAGGACCCTGGTACATCCAACGTCAGCACGCCTATGTTTCCGGAATGAACTGTTCGCCCATACAGGTCCTGCGGCGATTCGCCCCAGACAATCATCGGCGTTTCAGCAACAAACTCAAACGGGTCAATCAGGCTCTTGGTATCCAGCATCCTGCGAATTTCTTCAAGCTCAGCGATCTGGGTTTCCTTGAACAGTTCAAACTGCTGCAGCTCGTTGTTGTACTCCTGAATCTGTCCTTGCTGGTGAACACTCATGGCAGCTTTGCCGATGCTGGTGCCCATCTTCACGAACATGTTGGCTGTGGCTGACTTTACTGCCTCCACCGACACGGTGCCTGCCTTGCTGAGGACCTGATAGCCACCATAGGCCACCAGCACCACGGCGACTACCATGGCCCATTCAGCACCTACTGCTTCAGCGAACAGCTGAACAGCAGCAGAGATCGCAAATTGGATCACGATTGTGGCGATGACGGCCATGGCCAGATACACCGTACCCATGGCTGCGATCGAAGCCCACAAGGCAGCACCCCCAGGTGGATAGACGATCGTCAGAACGATTGCGACGATGACCATCACCCACTTGAACCATCCGCTCTGATACCACTTTGTCTTCGTGGTTACACGGGTGTTGAAGATGTTGTGCAGCGACCGGGTGTACAGCACCTCCCGCTCTGGAAGCGAGAACTGACTGGCAATGGATCGATCCAGAGGCACCAGCAGATTGCCTGATTCGCCTTTACCTGAAGTCGCCTTACCGCCCCAGATGTTGTAGGTGGTCTCCAGGTCATAGACCCGGATCTCATCATAGAACCCTCGGGCTACCTGTTTGCGGTAGATGTGGTATCCGTCGCCAAGTCCACCGGAATAGCCCCCCACCTTGGCAACGGTGCCTGCGTAACGTGTACGGGTGATTCCCCCGATCTGCAACACCAGGTGGAACTCACGATCACGGAGACTGATGGTTCTGCCGTTTGAATTGTCGTATCCACGCCAGTTCATCAGTGTGTTCAGGCTCGCTTGAGAGGCACCCCCGCTGCTGGTGTACAACAAGCCGAAGTACTCATACAGGTACTTGCAGTCGATCTCGTCCGAACTGTTCGCAGCCACCGCCATGATGGTCATGGCCTGTTCGATATCGTCGATACCAGGATTCTCATGGATGGCTTCGCCGAAGGCCTGATAATCCACCCCAATGAACTTCGCCAGCTTCACTGAAGAGTTGAACGCTTCGGTGCCTTGATACCTATCGCTGACACGGTTCTGCTTGTCATGGCGATAGTAGATCCATGGAAAGTAGGTACCCATTTCTGAGAAGTCGGTGTTGTAGATGGTGTCGATAGCCGGATAGGTTCCGGAGCCTTGCAGGTAGCGCCAGTACTTGACCTGACCACCCACGCGATACCTGACATGGTGGTAATCGCCATCTTCATCAGGGTGGGAATCAATGACCGGGATATTGAACGTACCTCGCTGCAGTTCGCCTAGCAGCGTGTAGACGTAATGCACCCGCACGTAATCCTGAGCAGTATTCTCATCCACTTCGTATGGCGTGGGACTTACCAGCGCGTTGATGCCCCCGTATCCCATGGCAGGACGTTCCGGCGTGTAGCCTGCCTTCGGAGAAATACCCCATACGTCCAAGGTCCCTGCGTCGGCACTCTCAACAGTCGCTGGGGTATACACCGCCACCATGTCCTCCAGGTACACAGGTGTACCTAGCTCAATCGTCAGGCGAGTGATCTCGTTGCGATCGACCGAGTACCCATGCTCCTCGACCAGGGCCTGCCAACCAACGTGGATACTGTTGAGTGGACCGAACCGGTAGTAGTCGGTAGAGACTGTCTGCCCGTGCAGATTGGTCAGTGTCTGAATCACAGCAGTCTGCCCCTGAATCGGGGAGATGCCCGTCGCTATCGGTAAGCCATAGTAGTACTTGCCTTTCTTGGCAAAGGCATACATACGCTCAGCACGGACGGCCACACTGTCTACCATCTTGTTCAGCAGGAAGTTGGAGATCTTGTCGCCATCCTTGAGGATGTACTCGATTACCGCCGACTTGGCAGACTCAGGCAGCTGGCTGTCTTCAACCATTCGCTGCACCTCGGTGTGTACCTTGGTTTTCTTCTTGCTACTGAACAGTCCCATCCTACCCCCTAAAGAAAAGGGAGCCATGAAGGCTCCCTGTTCGACTCACTGACCTGGATCAGGCCCCTACACCCGCCAACAGCTTGGAGATTGCTCGACCAATGGTCGCGTCGTTCAGCATGTTGGTCGAGTCGGCTACCGTGCCTTCGTCCGTGGTACGTCGTACGTTCCAGGTGTCCGCCAGGAGCTTGGCTGCCTTCTGTTCGGCATCACGCTTGAAGCCATCAGTCTGTGCCCGGTAAAGCATCTTCTGACGGCCAACCACGCTGTCCTCATCGACACCGGCACCCACGGTCTGCGCCTTCTCGGTGATCTTCTTCTGAGCCAGAAGACCCGTCTCTTCCGTGGTTTTCAGTCGCTGCTCCTGCAACAGATCAAACTCTGCCTTGAGCTTGCACACCTGTGCTTCCAGGACGCGATTTTCCACCTCGGCATTGAGGATCTGCTGGTTGATCAGACGTACCTCGGCATCCGTCTTGTCCTTCTGCAACAGGAACTGGACGGATGCCTGCAGGACCTCGGTCAACGAACCCAGGTAGACCTGAGCGTACTCCGCGCCCTTGATCCGGTTGCGGGAGAACTCCTCATCCAGGTGTGCCCGGCTGGCTTTCATCAGCACATCGAAGACGCCAGATCCAGTTAGGCGTGCATCAGTCAGGGCAGACAAGGGAATCAGTGTTGAACTCATAGGACGCTCCAGGTACTGGGATTACAGGCCGCCAGCCATGGCCTGACGTTGAGCCAGGTCATGCAGCTCTTCCTTGGTCAGCGGAGGCAGCACCTCGATGGCGAATTCCTTGATCAGCTTGCCTTTACGGATCTTCTTGCCACCCGGCAGGGTGACGGTGTGGAACACCTGGCACTGACGCTGAACCAGCTGGTTGTAGATGATGCGCGGCACATGCCAGCCTTCGTCGGCATTGAACGGCACGTACTTCTTGTGAGTACCGGCATAGCGGTTACCCGCCGTGATGATCTCGCCTTCCCATTCGCTCTTGAACGGGTTCATGCAGGTGACGCGGATACGAACCAGGGCACTGGCTTCGTCACGCAGACGCTTGCGGCGTTGACCTTCCGTTTCCTCGGCAGCCGCTACGCTCGAAGCGTCCGCGACCGGCGCTTCGCCTTCGGCGAGCTTGGCCGCTACCTTCTCGCGCAGCTTGTCCACGCCAATGGAGGGGTGGTAGCTGACACCAAGCAGATCGGCACGGGCCTTCAGAGTGGTCAGCTCATCAGGTACTTGAAGTTCATCATCTTGTTCGAAATCGGACATTGCTTAACTCCAGCAGAAGAAGTGGGGGCAGTTGCCTGCCCCCTGGGTTACCGCAGTGGTTAGATCTTCGCGGCGGTCTTGATCAGACCGATACGCTCCGGACGCAGGACCATGAAGCCGTAGTACCACTTGATCGACATGAAGCCGGTCTCGCCGTACGGGTCGTTGCGGTCAGCGGTCTGCTCACCCGGCTTCTTGTGGTAGATCTTGAACTTCACGCTCTTGCCATCGGTTTGGAAGCCGATGGTGGTGAAGGACTCACTACCGATGACCAGCATCGGGAACACGTCGTACTTGCCGCCCGTCTCGTAGTGGGAAGCGTCACCCACTGCGATATCAGCACCTGCACCAGCCCACTTCAGCATTTCCGGCACGATGACGATGCGGAACTGATCGATGGTGCCGATCTCGCCAGTCAGGGTCTGGCCACCAGCTGCGTACTTCTCGATGGAGATGAACGCCGGGTTGCCGTGCAGATCCTTCATGCCCTTGAGGGTCGGGATCAGCTCGGAGCCGCAGTACAGGACACGAGCACCCTGGATGGTGGCGGTATCGACCATGCGAGTACCGGTGATCATCTTGGTGTGCTTCGGCGTACGGTTGTTGTCCAGGTCGATCGACAGACGCATCAGATCGCCGAACTCAACCAGATCGGTGCCGTCGATCTCGCTGTTCTGGGTCGCACCACCGGCATAGCGGATCACGCCAGCCGAGTTCAGCAGGTCGATCTGCAGAGCGTCTTCGGTGATCTCGTTGGCACCGTTGAGCATCTCGCGGTTGATGTGCTGCAGCAGCTCGGCGTCGGTATCGAAGTCCAGGGATTCCTGGGTGTATTCGTCGAAGAAGCCGAACTTCTCGAACGAACCTTCGAGTTCCTTGCGCTTGAAGCCGACACGGTTCACGCGGCCACCGGTCTCGGAGAGCACAGGCAGCTTGTCGGTGATGGTGCCCACGTCCTTGCTGGAACCGTACAGGTTACCGTTGGCGATGGTCACGCCAGCAGCATCGATGCCCTGGTCGTTGATGTTCGCGTCATCCAGCAGCGGGATGTAGTGGTAACGCTTGATCTTCTTGCCCATGTTCTTGGGCATCGAAGTGGTATCAGCGAGCTGGCTGAAGTACTGCTCTTTACGAGCTTCGATCAGCGCCTGCTTGATGTAGTGGAACGTGTTGAACTGGTTACCGACCGAGGAAGGAGTACCACCTGCCGGATCGTTGTATTGCATACCCATAAGAACACCTCGTCGTTACATGAATTTGGGATTAACCAACTTGGCGAACTCTTCATCGCTGAGAGCCAGAGGATTGAACTCAGGCTGCTTGGCGACTGGAGCCGCTGGTTTCGGTGAGCTGGCAGCTCGCTTCTTGTCACGTAGGTCGGGTTCCGGGGCTTTCTCTACAACTGGGACTGGCTCTTTCACTGGTGCTGGTTCGACCGGTGCTTGTTGTTTGAACAAGTGGGCGAAACCATTACGAGCTTGGATGCTGTCACCAACTTGGCGATAGGCCTCAATATCCGACAAACCTTTCAAGCGTCCAAACATGCGTTCGCGTTCAATCTCGCTGCTGATCACGTCAAAAACGCCACTGGCCATGTGGTCGTTAATAACGCGGAGCAGTTGGGGAGTGTCCGCAATCACTTGTTTACTGGCAGCATCCCACTTGTTGCTAACGACGTTGACTGTCTTGGCATACACCGGTGTGTCCTGGATTTCTTCCAGCACCGTGTCCAGTTCAATCTCACGCTCATCAACAGTGTAAGGTTTGGGTGCGTACTCGTTCGCTTTCTCTACGTCTACATCCAGTGGATCAATACCACTGTCCTTGAGCAACTTACTGATTGCGGCTGGGTTCTTCTTGTCCAGATCAATCAGAAAGCTAAGTTTCTCTTCACTCAGGAGATTATTGTTCTCCAGAAGTTTGAGCAATTTCAAATTGGGTTTCAGAGCAGCCATCTTCTTATTGTAATTGGCGCCCATCTGCATAAGAGCAACTGCATCGTCGACATTATCGACTGCCATCTCTTTGCCGTTCGCCTTGAATGGAGCGAATAGCTTATCGACGATTGCTTTGTGATCGACCGGTTGTACCGGTTCATCTGATGCCGGTTTGTCCTTGGTTTCTTCTGGCTTGTCTGCAGGAACTTCGGGTTCCTTGCCGCTGACCGGCTCTTCTTCGTCGGTCTTGGTGTCCGGTTCAGGCTTGGCTTCTTGTTCAGTGCCCTGGTCATCTTCTTCTTCCTCGGTAACAGGAGCAGCAGCCGGTTCTTCCACCGGAGCTTGGGGCTGGGCAACAGCGCTCAGATCCAGCTTGGCGAACTCTTCGTCGCTCATATCGAGAACGTCGGAGTTCAGCTCTTCCTGCTCTTGTTCCTGGTCGAGGTCCAGGTCTTCGTCTTTCACTTGATCGACAACACTCATACTTCAACTTCCTCTTGAGCGAGTTCGGCGCGGAACTCTTCGTCCGCTTCGAGTTGTTTGGCGGCTTGTTCGCAGAGATGTTCTTGCACACGCAAGTACTCACTCAGCGCAGCAATGGCGTCCATCTGTTTGATGATGGAGTCCTGTTTCTCAGGAGTTTGCATGTTCGGGTCAGACCGAAGATGCACAAGACGAATGGCTTCTTTCTCGAAGTAGCCGTCCTTGATTACTTCCTTGAAGTCCTTGTTAACCAACAGACGGGCCAGTGCTTTACCACGCTCTACGGTTTTTCGATTGGCGTGGATGGCCGCGTCGAGTTGTTCAATGTGACTTAGGGACATATCTCTACCAGTGCTGTAGTAGTTAATAGGGATTAAACGGTGCGGAACATAATACAAATCAAATAGAAAGGCACCACGAGTGTGGTGCCTTATCAACTATTACTTTGCCTGTGCCTTCTTCTGTCGCTCTTTCATGTGGTTATCCACCACCTTCAATTGCAACTGTGCTCTGGCCTGTTCACCTTGTTTCTGTAGATCCCGTTCCTGTTTTACACCGGACTCTTGCTCAACAAAGTCCAGGTTCTTCTGGTCGGTATCACTATTCAAGTTGGCAGTCTTGGCCCCTTCCGTTCCGATCTTGGCATCAGCCAGTTGAGCGTCCGCCTGCAACTTCATGGCCTTGGCCTGAAGTTCCATGACCTCGGCTTCCAACTTCGCCAGTTCAAGTTCCTGAATACGCTGCTGAATTGGGTCAGGTTGAGGCTGGTACTCCTCGATCTGCTTGGCCAGGTCAGGCATCTTCCGCAGGCGAGCAATGTCGGCCAGGATCATTCGGCTCATCGCAGGGTCCATGTTGTTGCCCATGGTCTGCAGCATGAAGGCCAGTTCCTGTGCCTTGGCGTTGTCGTCCTCAGCCGTGGTGATGTTCAGACGCAGGTCGAAGTTGCCAGCCAGGTCATCACGTCGGATCTCGACGAAATCTTCCTCGGTGATCCGCACCACCTCCTGCTCCGAGAGCCAGACGGCGTTCATCGAAATGAACTTGCGGGCCACCTTGATCATGCCGTTGGCCAGTCGACGCAGGATCGCCAGCTCACGCTTGGAGGCAGCATCCAAGGCTCCTCGGATACCAGCTGCCACTTCACCCAGCGATGCACCTGAGATCCCCTGGTTGAATGCCTTCACCCCAGTCAGGGACTCAGCCTCGAAGTTCTGCAGCTGGAGCATGAACTGGGCACTGGCCGGGATCTCCGGGAAGGTGTGCATGAACACACCCTGGCGAGGATCTACGCTGGCATTGAACTCGTAGTCCTGACCCTTCTCATACTTGCGACGGTTGGTTACATCGAGCATGTCCTTGCGCATGCCGGTCTGACCGTTGGCACTCTTGCCGAGAATGTCGATCATCCCGCGAGTGACGGCACCGATGATCTTCTGGTTATCTTCCAGCAGTGAGCCATCCGGTTCACCGTAGATACTCTTGCGCACCGGCAAATACGGAACCACAACGAAGGGAAGTTTCTGATCCGGGAACGGATTGTCTTCCATTCGGATGAGGGTATCGCCTACCCAAGAAGCCACGATAGGACGTACAACCCCAGAACCATCAATATCCCAAAATCCCCAATACTCATATACAACAAACTTCTTACGGGCTTCGTCACTGAAGTTGAAATTCTTTGAGTGTTCGTTGGCCGGTGCATGGTCGGGTTCCCCGAGGATCGAGTTGGCGGTGACGTTGATCTGGTCCAGGTTCTTGTACCGATCGCCTTCTTTCTTCAACTGAGCCAGGGAAGATTCAAACGAGTAGATGACGAAGCTCGCCTTGTCGATATCGCCCTGACAGGTTGGGTCGATCATGACGTTGCGGTAGTCGCACACTTCGACAGTCGGATGGTTCTTGATTACCCGAGTCTTCTTGACTGGCTTGTGCCCTTTCACCAGTGCTTCAACAGGACGCCCATGTTGTTGATACAACTGATGGGCCTGTTTCAATTCAGGCTCAACTTCTTGCTCATACTGATCAGGGGCTTCCTGTGCCATCTGATCCAGATGTTGCATCATCGGTGCAGCCTGGTCGTTGAAGACATACTCCACGTCCGGAACGATCGCGGTGTACTCCTCTTCTTCGAAGGCCCAGCCGGTTCGGAGAATAACGGTGCCTTCGTCAACTGCAGCCCGCACGTATTCGTCGACAAAGGAAACCTTGTCGATCCGCGTATTGAACTGGTTGTTCAGAATCAACTGATTCTGTTGTGCAGCCTTCTTGTCTTCCCAACTTACCGGACGAACACTGAACACATCGTCGGTACTTAGGAAAGGCTCGCTGAGTGCGGGATACCGCCACTCGGCTTGTTTGCGAATGAGCTTGGGAACAATCCTGGAACTGCCTTCCGGAGTCTTGACCTGAGCCTTGCCGGTAACATTCAAGTTATCCAGCCATTCGCTGATCTGGGAAGTCTTGGCGTCGTGGTAGCTCTTGGCTTCCTGATAGTCCTGCTTCAAATCAAGGATAGAAGGTTCTTTGGCCCACTTCGTGAGCTTTTTAACTGTGGCAGTTGCTGCCACCAAATTGTCGGCCATATCAAATCCCGAGGGTGGTAGATACAATGCCGGCATCTTAACAACAAACTACTGGAGTACCTGAAATGAATATCCAACCTCTGCACCCCAACTTCAAAGTTCCAACCAAGGGAACTGATCAAGCGGGCGCTTATGACCTCTACATGCCTGAAGCTGGTTATTACAAAGGAGGTCTAAATGAAGAAGTAAAGGTCAACCTAGGTTTTGCTGCAGAAATTCCAGCTGGACACGTTGCACTCCTTCTTCCTCGTTCCGGTGTTGGCAGCAAGATGGGAGTGGAACTCAACAATACCTGTGGGGTGATTGATGCTGATTATCGAGGGCCTTGGTTTGCAACCCTGAGATCCAAGAACGCTGCTCCATTTGCCTGGGATACCCACGCTCGTCTTATCCAGATGCTGATCGTTCCGGTGACGCAAGTTGAATTCAATGTTGTGGACGAACTGTCCGAAACTTCCCGTGGCACCGGTGGCCTTGGCTCTACCGGTAAGTGAGGTGCGAGATGACGTGTGAACTCTTCCGTGTGGACTTCAGACGCAAAGTCCTCAAAGAGCGGACTACCCTAGGCACGGATGCCCAGCCCTATGACCCACGGAAGTGTCCAGTCGTCAGCAACATCGTTGAACATGCAATGGTCATGTTGACCGAAGCCCACGAGCAGTACGCCGATCCCCGGCGTGCTGTGTTCCTCATGGCTGACCCATCCCGAAACTACAGTGCGGCCATGTTCGACACTGAGTTCCTGAGCACCGATGACGCCATCGAGAGCCTGGAAGCCATCCTCAACAAGCTGTACGCCCTGCGTCAGCAGGAAGAGCAATGGGACCCAGCATGAAAGAAGTAGGCTTTGGTGAAAGCCTCTCCGATGGATGAGAGGACTACTGACAGAACAAGGCCCCAATCAAGGGGCCTTTTCTTTTACACCCAGCCGTTACGCTGCAACCGCGTGTTGCCCTCCCCCACATCCAGGCGAAGCCCCTGGTTATCCAGCAGCGCACAGGCTGCCTCGAATTTCGCGGCGTAGTTGTTCCCCTCGTGGAATCCGCCACCGGCACCGATCGGGTTCATCACCCGGCTGGCCACGTAGAACAGCAACGCCTCCAGGTGGCTGTACGGCAGATCCACCTCGATCTCGGTCGGGTCGAACGAGTTGTCCTCGCGGATGAGTTGAGGATGGTTCGCCCGGTACACCACGTCCACTGTGTCACCCTTCAACAGCTCCGGCAGTACCAGCGTGTTCATGCTGACGGTTCGCACGTTGAGTGGGTGGCCGTAGCCCTCACCGGCATTCAGTCCCAGCTCCTGGCCCTTGGCGTCGTACACCCGTTCGATCTTCAGCAGATCGTCCTCGAAGGGCTGAGCCATGGAATCCAGTATGTACTTCTCGACGCCCCACGACTCCCGGTTGCTCTGGGCGTGCTTCTTGCTGACTGTGTAGGTCCGCACGCCTGGCAGCAGCTGCAGGGTCACCCGGCCCTCGCGCAGCAGGAACCGTTTGTGCAGTTCGGTCAGGCCCAGGTTCACATGGGTCAGGATCTCGTTCTGGTTTTCCTTGGTGATGCCACTGGCCTCGGCACCGCCGATGTTCAGCTGGCGAAGCTCGCCGTAGGTCAGGGCTTGGAAGATCTCGCTCAGTTTCATAGGGATTCCTCAGACAATGTAGGAAGACATGCGGTCGTTGTACTGGTCTTCGTCGTCTGCTTCCCACATACCCGAGCTTTCGTTCTGGTACATGCCTGCTTCCTCGGAAGGCTTCCACGCATGCAGCGAAGCCAGCATGGAGATGGTGTCGATGAAGTCGTCGTGCTTGCTCTTGAAGCCGCCAGGGGTCGCCAGCTCCAGCTCGTTCATGGCCTCGACCATTTCGGCACTCTTCTTCTTCTCAATCGGGAAGAAGATCTTGCGGGCCTTGAACAACGGCACCACGGTGTTGAAGCGGACCAGCTTGTTGGTGTTCGGACGGATACCCGGCTTGGAGTCGTTACCTTCGGAAGCCAGCGGGAAGAAGATGTTGCGATTCAGCATCTCGCCCTGAATCCAGGAGACGAAGCCCTGCTGCTGACCGGACACCTCGATGCCCACCTGCTGAGGTCGATACCGCTGACCCAGCCTGAACAGATCATCGACGTTCATCGCCATGTCTTGCCTTTTGCATACCCCGTCCACCCACAGCCAGTCACCGGCATTGTTGTAGGCCCATACACTGATAACCGAGTAGTCACTTTTCTGCTTCTCGCTGGTGGCAAAGTCGGTGGTGATGTAGAAGTTGAACCGGCCCATGTTGCGCAGGACGGCATCGACCTTGTACCAGCCAATGTCGTGGTCCTGGATCAGCCGGTCCTCGTCCGACATGATCCGCAGCATCAGTTCCTGGTTGAAGGTGTCCACCTTCCCCAGCTTGACCGCGTTCTCGTACTGCTCCTTCACGTACTCGTAGGTGAAGCGATCCGGCCAGCTGCCCCGGAACTCTTCCTTCGAGCAGGGGAACTGCTCGCACACCGGGAACACGTTGACCGCCCACGCCCCCGACTCCACTGCCTTGTACAGTGGGTCCTTCGCGTTGAAGGGTGTACCTGACCAGACGATGATGTTCTTCGACGGGTGCAAGGCATAGTTGACCGCCTTGTACACCGTGTCCTCTACCGCTGCGATCACCGTCGCCGACCGGGCATCTTCGTCCGAGATCAGGTCATCGAGCACCGCCAGCTGGGGGCGCTTACCCATCTCCTTCGCACCCCGGACGCCGGTCTTGGCACCGTAGCCCTTGACGATGAAGATCTTCCCGTCCGCGTTGCGGAACTCCCAGCGAATGTCAGTGAAGTGGATCGAGGGGACGTATTGCTTCAAGAAGTCGGAGTTCTCCCAGCGGAACTCCAGGTTCTTGCGCATGTTCTTCACGCCGTTCTCGATCGAGTCCGACACGTAGAGGGCCAGGTCCACCCGCCCGAAGTTGGGCAGCTCGCCATAGGTGGCGATGTACAGGAACAGGTACTCGCCCATCACGGTGGTCTTGGCGATACCCCGGTGACACAGGTTGATCACGCGCCGGCCCCGTTGGGTCAGCGTGTCGAGCATCTTGTAATGCACCAGGGGCGTCTTGTTCTCCTCGCCCTGCGCCCCGTTCACCAGCTTGATGAAGGTCACGAACTCCAGGGCGAAGTCGCTCGGCACATAGCTCGGATCGACAGTGTAGTCAGTGGCAGCCAGGTACTGCTCCACCTTCCAGGGCGCCAGGGCCTCAGCCACCGGATCGGCAGCAACAGCCCCGGTCACGCCCATGACCACACCGGCAACAGCGGAAGCCAGCTTGTTCATGGTCATGCGGCACCAGCCTTGCTGAACCAGTGGGTACGCACGCCCTTGGCCCACGCCAGCGTGTAGAAGAAGCAGAGCAGGAAGATGCCCCACTGCTCGGCCTGGTAGGACGAGTAGAACCAGAAAGGCTGACCCAGCAGACCAAGAATCGACGCCCAGCGCCTACGCCCCAGGGAAGTGTCCTGACTCAGCCAGATGGCCGACACCCCCAGCAAAGCAATAGCAATCTGCTCGGTCATTGCAGGCGCTCCCCTTCCACTTCGATGGCCAGGCGGCTATGGGCCACCTCCTGCGCATTCATGGCCCCGGCCTCCAGCATCAGCCTCTGCTGGCGAGCGAGAGCCAGGGTGGTCTCACGCAGAGCCTGGATGGAGCTGTCCTCCTTCATGCCGATCTCCAGCTCGACCTTCTGGGTCTCCGGCATCTTCAGGTGAGTGAGCAGAGAGTTGGCCGCATCACAACGAACCTTCTCGCTATTGGCACTCACCATCAGTTCGGCCTGGACGTTCAATGCCTTCTGATACAAGTCCTGGTTCAGCACATAGTGCGGCACCAGTGTTTGTTCGAAGATCAGGTTCACCAACTTGGACTTGTTGTACGCAGTCACGTAACTGGCAATGTCCTTGGCCGTTACACCCTGCTGAACAAAGCGGTTGTACTTGTCCGGGAAAGTCTTCATGTACGCATCGATGTTCGAACAGCCCAACAGCTTGTGGCTGACGTACTTCACTGCATCGATGTAGTTCTGAATCTTGAACCGACCATCAGCCATGACCTTGGTATAGCTGAGCAAGTTGTCCCGATAGGCTTCATGCAGATCAGGATCGCCAATGGTCTTGTTGATCGAATCAACCAACTCCTGGTTGACGGACTTCTTCACCTTATCGGGAAGAGCACGCTGGAACTGTTCAAGAGTAAGTGCGGACATGAAGGAACCCCTATTCACCATATAGGGTGAACATAGTATGGAGTTGGAACTTAAAGACAAAATTGGAATGAGGAGAAGTGTACGGAAGAAAAGTTGATTGGCGAAATCGGTCCTCGGATTTTGGCGAATTTTATAATTTGGGTACGAACCTAGTACTGACTGATTCGATCCCGATTTACCAAACCACCCCCCCCCCATTGCTTCGTTCTACCTTTTCCCTACTACCTACCCCACTTCACCGGCTTCGCCGTAGCTATGGATGTGGATGGACGCATCTGCACTTACCCTAACCTCATGAGGATTCACCTATGTTCGCAGCAATCGCTAAGTTCTTTGGCCTACTCACCCGTGGCCTCAACACCCTCGACAACGTAGTCGCAGTTGGTGAACTGCACTCTGAGCACATGCTCAAGCAATCCCAACTCAAACTGAACCATGAGCTTGCCTCCATGGAGAAACAGCTCGCTGCACTCGAAGCACCTGCTCAATAAGGACATATCATGCAAGCCCTTCAAGTACTCCCATTCGTTGCACTCGCAGCATTCGCCTTCACCTTCTGGTTCTGCCTGAGCCTGCCTCAGCGCTAACCACTAACCCACTCTTCGGAGTGGGTTACAGCTTTATACACAAGTACACAATACACATTGAGACAGTGAGTCTTAGAGAGACCAATACTCAACGCTTCGCGTGAGCAGTGGATATTCACCACAGGACATTGCTCATGTACCACAACCAACACGTTATTGTTTTCCTAGAAAACATCCTCAACGAATCCGTGTTCATGTCGGACGACGAGCATGAAGCTGCGTATATGGAAGTGAAGCACGAGGAGTTCTTCTCAGAACACCAAGTTGCTCCCGACTACTCCCAGCATGATTGGGGTATTCCTACCTAAAACCGAAACCGATATACACCCGATAAGTTGCTTGTCGGGTGCATCCTCATGTCTGGAGACAGTGTTATGGACAACTTCCACGTCTTTCAATACTTCACACACTTCATGGTTGAAGCCTTCAAGAACGGCAAGGAGTTCTATGGGAACTCCATGTGTGCATGTGCTCTTCGTGAAAGCTCAGACGAATACTTCTTCGAGATCAATGGTGCTCTTGAGCTACCCAATGAAATCCCTTTCTAATTCCGAGGCTCTTATGCAACCCACTGTCTCATTGCTCATTGCATTCATCGTTGTATTCCATCTGGTTGTGGTTGGACTCCTGTTCAATCACAACATGCCTCAGTGGTGTGCAACACCTGAGGTAGGACACAACTACCTGATTCAACCCTTCTGCAATTAACCCTGCATACCGGAGAACTGCTATGGCCTTCCTACATCCTCGTAAGAAGACTCAGCGCTACACCCTCAAGTACAACAACCGAGACGTTGCATTGCTCGCTGCTGACGATAGTGACGCGCTTACTCAAGTAGCTGGGTTCTTCCAAGGAGCTGATCGTCAAACTGTATTGAGTGCTCGCCTACTCAATGCAGCAGGTCAGCAAGTACAGCTCTAACACTTCTCTTCAGTTCTTCAGGCGAACTCCGTTCGCTTGAGGAAGTGAGTCTTTACTTCAAAGGAATTCAACATGACTACAGTTGATAACAAGCAAGAGGCTCATGGCCTGACTAGAGACGACAAACTCACACTGTTCTTCAGTGGAGTGTTGTTGGCCTTCATCTTCGGTTATCTCGGAGGTCTGGTATGACCTCCTCTTTCCCTCTGATCGAGGTCGACGAGCATTCCGTCGCCTCGATCTATGTCAGCGATGAAGATCAGCTTCTCGCAGTCGATACCGTCGATGAATCCATAGCTCGTGCCATCGAGGACTACTACGCCAGCCGTGGCTACTACGTCGCTATCGAGCTGGCCTGAGTCAGCCTCAACGCTTTACCCGTTCCCACCGTCTGCCCGGCTTCGCCGGAGAGATGGAATCGAGCACCTTCGCTCAACCTGACCAATGCAAGGAGATTCACCATGGCGTTCAACACCGCTCGCAATGCCCAGCCTCAAGTTGCCAACGAAAACTGGCGCTCCCAAGGCTTCATCAACATCTACCTTCCGACTCCGGATGGTGGCCGTCGCAAGATCGGTTCGATCTCCCTGAAGGAATCGAAGGCCTACGAGGCTGCGCTGCTCAAGCGTCTGTCCTCTGATCCTCTGGCCATCCAGAAGATGCAGGAGGCGATCATGCTGGACTTCCAGCTCGCCGACAAAGAGGTGAAGGAGAACGAACTCGGCTTCTAAGCCCGTTCTCCGCTGCATCCAAGGCCTGCTGCCCTCATGGGGTAGTGGGCCTTTTTATTTATGCGTCGTTTTCGTCAGACAGCTTCGCTGGAGTGACGGAATTTGTTCTCAACCAAGGAGTGAACCATGCGTGAAATCTTCGTCTTCGGCAGCAACCTTGCCGGTATCCATGGGGCTGGTGCTGCCCTGTTTGCCCGTAAGCACCATGGTGCTCTCCAACGAGTAGGTGTGGGGCTGCAAGGCAGTTCCTATGCGATTCCAACCAAGGATGAGCACATCCACACACTACCGCTGTATGCGATTGAGGTGCATGTAAAGGACTTCCTTGCCTTTGCTGCTGAGCATCCTGAAATGAAGTTCAACGTCACCCGCATTGGGTGCGGTCTGGCCGGCTACAAGGATCAGGACATTGCACCTATGTTCCGTGGTGCTCCTGTGAACTGCTGCCTGCCGGATGAATGGCGAAACATCATCTACGACGCTTCCAACCCTACCTTCCAAGAGGCTCTGGATGCCACCAAGCAGAGCCTTGGTCGCCTCAAAGAGTTCTTGGCTAAACCAATCGAGTAAGCCCTACAGAAGCCCCGATTCAGGGGCTTCGTTCTATCTGGAACAGACATGAACCACCTGACCATCATCGCTGTTGACCATGTGACAGACAGTGTTTCGCACCTGCAAATGGACCCGGATGAGCCATTCCATGAGCTGCTTGAGGCCCGACCCAAGCTGGTGCTGTTCATCCCAACTGAAGGTCTCGATGGGCCTCACACCCATCTTCGCTACTTCTTCAAGCGTGGCCGTGTGCGTCACCGTCTCTGCCACCTCACTGACGTGCCTGCCAAGGTGCGTGCTGCATTTCTACTTGCCAATTGAAAGGAATCTTCCATGACCGTTTCTGCTCTTCGCTATGACGTTGCACCCACCAACAAGACTTCTTCCGTGCCTGTTCGCTCGCTGCAGGATGCCCGTGAGATCACTGAGGTGATCGACATGGAGCGTTGCAGCAACATCCGTATCAGTTACTTCAGCGACTACCACCACTGTGAGGTGATCACCCATCAGTTCATTGATGGCGAGTTCATCACCACAAGGAAGCGGATGTGAGCATCCAGTACCTGTGCCTGAAGCGTGGCGTGCTTCAGCACCACGTTGAGCCAGATGAGGATTGGCTGGAATTCCCTTCTCGTTACCTCAAGGCCAACCCTCATGCCACTGTGTATCGCAAGCGGCATACAGGTGGACAGTACCTGCGATATGCCTATGACAAGGCCAAACGTCATCCACGCCAAATACGTTCGACCGTGATGGAACGTCACGAGCTACCACCTGAAGTACAGGCTGCCCTGCTTCTGAAGCCCATTTAATCCAAGGAGATATCTATGACTCATCCCACTCTGATGCTGCCGTACGACATACAGTTGGCCAACGAACACCGGTTCTCCAAGCATCACATCGACCGCTATATCCGCAAGGATATCGAGGCCAATGAGTGGATGAAGGCCAAGGTGCAGGAAGGCGTTCAGCTGCTCAATGACTGGCTGAACGGCCAGTACTACGAATCCAAGATGGCACGACTGGAACAGGTCCGTGGCCTTGATCTGGAGGAGCTGGTGCTGACCATCTTCGTGCAGATCGCCTACTGCCAGCGTGAAGAGCTATTCACCTCGGTGACGGCTCAGCTGGCAGGCCGGCTGCACTTCAGCGAGAAGCGTGAAGGCATCCAGACCATCGCCGAGATGGTGGCTGTGCTGTGTGCCACTGACGTATTCGATATCAACAAGCTGAGCAACGCTGCCAGCCTGATGATCCAGAGCCGCATTCCGCTCAGCGAGAAGATGCTCAACTACGTGTACAACTCACGCTTCCTGCCACCTATGGTGTGTCCACCCAATCTGGTCACCCACAACCATGAGTCAGGTCACCAGACCCACAACGATTCACTTGTGCTCGGCAAGGGCAATCACCATGACGGTGACCTGTGTCTGGACGTAATCAACCTGCAGAACCAGATCCCGCTCAAGCTGGACGTGGACTTCCTGCTGGCCATGGAAGAGGAACCCAACAAACCCTTCAGTGTGGAGAACGTGAAGGACAAGGCTCTCGAAGACGGTGAAGTGCTGACCGATGCTCAAGCCAAGGAGATCCTGCAACAGCAAATCGACAACTGGGACACCTTCAAGGCTGAGTCCAACCAGATGTACATGCTAATGATCAACCAAGGCAATCGCTTCTACCTGACCAACAAGGTGGACAAGCGTGGCCGGCTGTATGCCATCGGCTACCACATCACAACCCAAGGCAGTGCATTCAAGAAGGCCATCGTTGAGCTGGCCGATGAAGAGATCGTGGAGGGTGTGTGAAGACTTATGTCGTGTTCTACGGATCACAAGTATACGGCGAGTACACCCCTGTCACATGGCCTGACGATCTACCGGATGGGGCTTTCGCCATCACCCCATTCGGTAACTGGATTCGCATCAGTCACGGTACGCATCTGCCGTGTGACCCAGACGATGTACCTGTCGAAGTGAAAACCCTAGCCCTCCTCTTGGGGCGTTAAACCACAACCAAATCAATCGCTTACCGGTGTGATCAACACTGGGGCGGTCCCCTATTGCCCAAAGGAATTGAAACCATGATGAAATTCACTGGCTTTGAGTATTTGCTGATTGACGCTGCCAACAACTTCGGCCTCGACAAGCTCCGCTTCGAAGATCGCATCCAATGGGCACGGGACAACCTCGACCATCTGGAGGATCTGCTCGATCAGGCTGAAACCAAGCCGCTGTACCTCAAGGCTGTGATGGCCATTCGCAAGGCTCAAGCTGGCCAGCCCACTGGTCATCTGGTGGCCATGGATGCCACCTGCTCGGGTGTGCAGATCATGTCGGTACTCACCGGCTGCATCGCAGGTGCCAAGGCTACCGGTCTGGTCGATCCTGACCGTCGTGCCGATGCCTACACCGACCTGAACGAGTGCATGAATGGCTTGTTGGGTGGCGGATTCTCCGTCCCTCGCAAGCACACCAAGCAGGCACTCATGACCAGCTGCTACGGCTCCAAGAAGGTGCCGAAGGTCCTGTTCGGTGAAGGCACCCAAGAGCTGGCAGCCTTCTATGAGGCTGTCGAGATCGTGGCACCAGGTGCATGGGAACTGCTGCAGGATCTGCTGGCCAGCTGGCAACCATTCGCACTGAGCCATGCGTGGAAGCTGCCTGATGGCTTCGATGCCAAGGTCAAGGTGATGGTCAAGGAGACCACTCGTATCGAGGTGGATGAGCTGGACCATGCCACCTTCACCTACGAGTACTACGTCAACGAGGGTGAGAAGACTGGCCGTGCCAACGTGGCCAATGTCATCCACTCCATCGACGCCTTCATCCTGCGTGAGCTGCTGCGTCGCTGTAACTACGACGTATCAGTAGCGAGCCAAGCCAAGACGCTGATCGAGGCTGAGTTGTTGAGCCGCAACATGCTCGACTATGAGTGCGAGCCTCTGGGGTATGACGAGGATTCCGTCTTCGCCTACTACCTTGAGCAGTACCGTCGAAGCGGCCAGCCAAGTGCAGTGATCCTGCCCTATCTGGACGCCACAACAGTGTGCTCACTGACCAAACCAGAGCTGTATCAACTGAGCACTATCCTCAATGGGATGCTGCAGTACCGTCCGTTCCCGGTGATCACCATCCATGACTCGTTCGCGGCCCATACCAACAACGTCAACTGGGTGCGTCACTGGTACAAGGAGATCCTTGCAGAACTGGCTGACTCGGAAGTCCTCAGTGACATTCTGAGCCAGATCCATGGTGTTGCTGGCACCGTCCCTAAGCGTATGCAGAACTTGTCTGAGTACATCCGCAAATCGAACTATGCCTTAAGTTGAACAGGTGCGCTCCGCGCACTTTGTGAAGCAACTCCCCATGCAGCCCTTCGGGGTTGCATCTTTTTTTCCAGTACCAGCACAGCTGAACGAAGACAGTCATAGAAGTACTGGAGAACTTCTCCAAAACTTCATACCGATATACTGACTATCGGAAAGACAGTCATTTCTACTATGTGCAGCCGATAGACAGACTCCCTATTTAGGACTCCATCAATGACCGTTTGGATTCTCTCTGACAAAGAGCAGAACGAGATCGCTCGTATCTATTCTTTGAAGTTTCACACCATGTATGACCTGGCCAACCAATACAAAGTATCGGTAGGAACAATCAGTAAGGTACTGCGTGAAAAAGGCATTACCGGTAAGACACCTGCAATCACTATCGAACAAGCCAATCTGTTGCAGGTGGCCGACAAGTACAAACTCAACGCCGCCAAGTTGGAAGAAGTGATCCACATGCCGGCACTCACATTCCCCAATGTCCAGCGTTACCTAGAAGGACTGGAACAAGACAGACTCCTGACCTTGTTCTCGCGTACTTCCATTGGTAACTGGCTACTCTCTCTACAACCCAAGGAAGAACAACATGTTGAAAGCAATTGAAGGCAAGAAGTCTGCCCCGGAACACATGAGCCTGTATCCCACTATGGACTCCACCACTGATGCAGTGACTTTCATCGAGTCACAAGTTCCGGTGGTGGACCGTAACAAGATGTTCAGTCTGCTGATGATGTACCACAACACATTGTTGGCAGAACTTAATCGCAGTAGAGCGGCGTAAGGGAGTATTAATGAATACCCAAGAAGATCTAGTAGAGGTCATAAACTCCGCTCTGGAGAGTTGGCATGCAGCTAATACTCCTGAAGCCATTCGTGAGAAGGTTCATAAGAGCTTGGATAATTCTTCCAAGGAAGTTGTCCTGAAGTTACTTGGCTTTAACTCTCGCTGGGGAAACGGCTGGGAACTTGATCACTGTAATGGACGCAGTGGCAACTCTGTGATTGGCGATTATCTCAAGAAAACCCAGGAACAAATCCTGCACGAGTGGTTTGCTCATATTAAGTTGCCTGAACTCACTCAAATGGAGCTTCACAACTTCAGCAACAACTTCGCCGCTGAGTACAAAAAAGCCTTTCTCTCTTACATCGCCAGGGCTGCAACGAAGAAAGCCGAAGCAGATGCTCAGGCACTCATCGACTCCCTCTCTCCCAGCAAATTCCTCGACAACTTCATGCAGCTGCAGAAGCTGCTCACGCCCAAGGAAGAATCCAATGAGCAACGAACTAGCCCTTAAAGCCATCAGCCGCATTCTGAACATCTTCACCAGTTCCGAAGCACAGATCCGTCCGCACTTCATGCTGACGGGTCCGTCCGGTTCGGGTAAGAGCCACACCATTCAATCGCTGGCTGATGCCCTGCAGATCCCGATGGTGGAAGTGAACGCTGCCCAGCTGACCAAAGAAGGCACCAGCGGCAACAGCGTCAGCAAGGCACTCACTCCTCTGCTGCAGTACGGCGGTATGCCGGTGATCTGCTTCGTCGATGAATTCGACAAGCTGTTCATCTCGGGCAACAGCAACTCCAGCCTGGCTCATGAAACCACCAACGGTGTGCAGAACGAGTTCCTGAAGGTGCTTGAAGGCCGTGCCTCGATCTATGGCGACTACGGCAAGTACGTCGATATCAAGACCGACAACGTGCTGTTCGTCTTCGCAGGTGCATTCAACGGGGAAGAGAACATCGACCTCGATCGCCTGCGTGAAATGGGCATCAAGACCGAGTTCCTGGGACGTGTGGGTCTGGCTTATGGGCTGGAGAAACTGACCCTGGACGATCTCCGACAGATCCTGGAATCCAGCAACCTGCTGGCCAACTACCTGGAACTGTTCACCGATGCCAAGAAGGCTGAAGTGGTCAAGGCGGTCATGACCGTGGTTGAGCAGAACTTCGAGAAGAACACCATCGGTGCTCGACTGATCAACACGCTGATCCACCAATACTTCATCAACGGTGGTTTGAACGAGAAAGAATCCCGCAAGGTGACCTTCCAGAAAACCATGACCCTTCACTGATCCAGGAATTAAGTCATGAGCGGATTCTTCACCGCAGTTGTAGCAATCGTTATGGCTGCCTTCTTCACCCACCTAACTGTGGAAAAGACCCTCGACTTGGCTGATGTAAAAACAGCCGAAGAGTTCTGCATAGATAACAACGGACTGGATCAGATCGCTGTTGGAGAGTTCCGCCTAACGATCTATTGCACAAACGGCGCGATGTTCAACATACAGAAGGCGACCTACCAATGACCATCACTCTTCTGCTCGCCTACGTATGCACAAGCGCAGCGAGGGACAGCTGTTCCGTCTGGCAAGAAGGCCGCTGGACCGGTGCTGCTGCACCCATCTATTGCACCGTCGAGCGTGATCTGGCCGAAGCCAGCGTCCTGCCCAATCAATTCATTCGCTACGAATGTAAAACCGTCGAGACCGAGCAGGTCGCGCACACCCAACAAAGGAATTGATCCATGAAAGTCAAACTCAGCCAAGCACACGACATGATCGTGCAGTGCATCAAGGTCGGCCTGGTCCCGATCGTCAAGGGCAGCCCTGCTGTGGGCAAGTCTTCCATCGTTCACCAGATCGCCAAGGAATACGGCCTCAAGGTCATCGACCTACGCCTTGCTCAGTGCGACCCAACCGATCTGCTGGGCTTCCCCAACACTGCCAATGGACGTGGCCGCTACGTGCCCATGGAAACCTTCCCCATCGAAGGGGATGAGGTTCCAAAGGGCTACGAAGGCTGGTTGTTGTTCATGGATGAGTTCACCAGTGCTCCGCGTGGCGTGCAGGCTGCTGCCTACAAGCTCGTGCTGGATCGCATGGTCGGCACTCACCATCTGCACAAGAAGGTCGCCATCGTCTGTGCAGGTAACCTGGAGACAGACGGAGCCATCGTCGAAGAGATGAGCACGGCTCTGGAATCTCGCCTGATCCATATGGAAGTCACAGTGGATCACATCGACTGGTGCGAAGGCTGGGCCATGAAGAATGGTATCGACCACCGCATCACCAGCTTCGTCAAGTTCAAGCCAGGCATGCTGTACACCTTCAGTCCCGATCACACCGACTGCACCTATGCCAGTCCCCGTACCTGGGAGTTCGCCAACCGTCTGGTCAAAGGCAAGCAGATCGGTATCGAGGACATTCCTCTGCTGGCTGGCACCATCTCTGAAGGCGTGGCACGCGAGTTCCGTACCTTCACCGAGATCTACTCCCGGCTGCCTACCATGAACCAGATGATGGAACAGGCCACCACCCTGCCGGTGCCTCAGGAACCGAGCATTCTGTTTGCTCTGACCGGCTCGATCGCCCACAACGCCAACGATGAGAACGCGGGTCCACTGATGGACTTCGTGTCCCGTCTGCCGATCGAGTTCCAGGTCGTCACCCTGCGTGAAATGGTGCGGCGCAGCCCTGCCCTGATGAACCACAAGTCCATCCAGGCATGGATCACCAAGAACGCCAAAGAGTTGTTCTGACATGGGCGATCGTACTTACGTGTACCTCTATGTGCCTGCCGAGCTGTTCGAGCAGGCCAAGGAAATCGCCATCAAGCATGACGGGGAACCCAACGAGGAGGACATCCTTAACGACGAAGTTCACTACATGGGTTTCGAAGAAGTGAACTACGGAGAGCTGGACTGCATCAAGGAGCTGCAGTCAGCCGGCATCCCCTACGACATGGACTGGGCCAAAGGCTCCGAATATGAAGAGGGTGTGCAGTACTGTCGTTTCACCGAAACCGGCGACCTTACACTCAAGACCATTAATGGAAGTGATTACTACATCCACCCCTCGGTCCTGGAAAAGGTCATTGAAGAACACAACTCGCTGGATGCCGTAAAGGATCTTCTGAAGCGGCACCACGAGGCCGTCGATCCACCGTCCTGGGACAACCAGGTTGAGTATGGAAAGATGTACCGCACCAAACAACTGATCGCTGGTAATACAGCCCAGTTGGCTCTCAACACATAACGACTGTTCCGCTGAATAATCAGACGGAATAGCGATGCCTAAGTGCAAACACTTAATTCAATCCAAGTAGTAGAAAGGAAGTAGTAATGCTAGTAATTACCCGCAAGGCAGGTGAAGCAGTCCACATTGGTGACAACATTGTTGTCCGTATTCTTGGTACCCAGAACGGTCAAACCCGTATTGGTATTGATGCCCCGAAAGAAATTGAGATCCAACGGGATAACATCAAGAACAAGAAAAAATCGGAAGTTGTCAGTGAGTAGTAAGGCGCAATGGAAACCCAGTACTTTGCGAAGCAAATCACTGGAAGATACATTGCGCAGCACTTGCGATATTTGCGGAAGGCACCGGGGGGGAAGTTCCCCTATCAGTCACAGGAAGTGTTCCGAGATTCGTCGGAATCGTAAGTAACCCCAGCACACTTTAGAAGTTCAATTTGCAGGATAGTTACGCCTGCAAGTTGGACTTTTATTGTCCGGTCAGTTGCAACTATCAACTTCAAAGGAAGTTCACCATGTCATTGCAAGATGCCAATAAGGCTCTCGACAAAGCCAAGATCGGCCTTATGAGTAAGCCTGATAGTGCTTTCTTCACCACCCTCTGTTTTTCGTTCCGTATTGTCTTTGACGATACTCAGCCGAATGCGTATGTGAACGACACAACCATCGGCATCAACCCCCAATTCTTCCTCTCACTCTCCGAAGAAGAGCGGATCTTCGTGCTGGTGCATGAGTGCATGCACCCTGCCCTGATGCACACCGTGCGTCGTGGCGATCGTTGCCCGGACAAGTGGAACATCGCTGGCGATCACGTCATCAACCTGATGCTGCTGGAGCGTGGCTTCAAGATGCCTGATTGGGTCCTCAAGGACTCCCAGTTCAAGGGCATGAGCACGCTGCAGGTGTATGACCTGCTGCCTGACAATCCAGGTCAGCCTCGCATGCAGGATCTGCCACCAGGCCCTCAATCTCCTGAGCAGCAGAAACAGGCCGAGCAGCACATCACCGATATCGTCATGCGGGCTGCCACGCAGTCAGCCATGAGCGGTGACAAGCCAGGCACCATTCCAGGTGATATCCAGATCTTCCTGGATGAATACCTCAACCCGATTCTTCCGTGGGACAAGTTACTGCGGAAGTTCTTCAATCAGTTCGCCAAGACGGACTACACCTGGAAGCGGCCCAATCGCCGTTTCATGCCTGAACACATTCTCCCAACTCTCTACGGCATTACCCTCGGTGAAATAGCCGTTGCTGTTGATACTTCAGGCTCAGTCAGCAACTCAGACTTCCGTCGCTTCATCAGTGAAGTAAATGGGATTATGAAAAAGCTGAAGCCATCGCAAATAACTCTGTTGCAGTTTGATACACGCATCCACAAGAAGGATGTACTCAAGAGTGTATCTGACTTGCAACAGGTCACGTTCCACGGACGTGGTGGTACGAATGTTTCAGAAGTAATCCAGTGGGCCAGAGACAACAAACCAGTTGCACTCTTGGTATTCAGTGACGGTGAGTTCAGGCATGTAATGCCAGCACCGAAGTGTCCTGTATTGTGGGTCATCCACAATAACAAGAAGTTCACTGCGCCCTACGGGAAAGTTATCCACTACAACATCTGAGGTGAACCATGGAAGTTGCTGAAGCACTCAAACAAGTTAAGGCCGTAGGTAAGCGCAACAGCAACTACCTGGTTATCAATCTGAGTTATAACTACCAAATCCTGCTGCCCTACAACGAAGGTATGTTATTCGTATCTAGCCTAGAAAAGGCAGAGACTCTTGAAGCCCCTTATTCAAGACCGCCTGTAATTAAAGGTTTTGACATGTCATCCATAGAGTTCCGAGTTATCTCGGAGCACGAGTACCACCGTCACAAAGTTGCTCAACTGATGGGGGTTTCTCTCGACAATGTTAATTCACTGGAACCAATCCAATCACCCAAGGAAGAAGCATGAACGCACTTACCCTGTCACCCGATCAACAAGCAGGCTACGAGGCCTTCTCCGGTTTTCTGTTGGACCCCAGTAAGTCTGTGTTCGTCCTGGCAGGGTATAGCGGCACCGGCAAGAGCACCCTGGTTCGCACACTGCTGGGAGAGATCGACAACCTCTTCAAGATGGCCCGGTTGATCAACCCCACCTACCCCGCCTTCGATGTGAAGCTCACGGCGACTACCAACAAGGCATGCGAGGCACTGCAATTCATCACCCGCCGTGAGGTGGTCACCATTCACTCGGCCCTGGGGCTGCGTGTGCATACCGACTACAAGACCAACAAGAGCACGTTGGTGGTGCGTCAGGGTGCTGACTGCATCCGCGACACCGTGCTGTTCGTGGATGAAGCCAGCTTCGTCGATGACGCACTGCTACGCCACATCTTCAAGCGTACCGAACGCTGCAAGATTGTCTTCATCGGTGATCCGGCCCAGCTGCTCACTGTGGGTTGTGATGTACCTCCGGTCTTCCACCGTGGCTTCGAGGGCGCTCACCTATCCAAGGTGGTTCGCCAGGCTGAAGGCAACCCGATCATCGAGCTGTCCACCAAGTTCCGCGAGACGGTCTCCTCGGGAGAGTTCTTCAGCTTCCAGCCGGATGGTCACTTCATCCAGCACCTGAAGCGGGAGGACTTCGATCAGGCCATCCTGGCTGAGTTCGGACGCCCTGACTGGCACTACCACGACTCCAAGGTCCTGGCTTGGACCAACAAGTGCGTGGTGGCATACAACCGGGGCATCCGTGAGTACGTGCAGGGAGATCCTGACTTCCAGATCGGTGACTACGCCGTGTGCAACCACTTCGTTGGGAGCAAGGGCTACAGCATCAAGACCGATCAGCTGGTGCAGATCACCGATATCAGTGAACCCTCGTACGAGCACGGCCTGGCCGGCAAGTACTTCACGGTGGACAACGCCGTGGTCAAGTTCATGCCCGACTCCCTGACCGAGAAGAAGGCACTGATCCGACAGGCAGAAGCCGAAGGCAATGCCACGGTGCTGTACGAAATCAACAACAACTGGATCGACCTGCGAGCTGCCTTCGCCTGCACCATCAACAAGAGCCAGGGCAGCACGTTCCGCAAGGTATTCATCGACCTCGACGATATTAAGAAATGCACCCTGGGCAGCCAGATCGCACGCCTGATGTACGTCGGAATCAGTCGAGCCAGCGAGCAAGTGATCTTCACAGGGGATCTCGTATGAGCGGGCAACTGTATCAGCTCCAGACCAAGGCTCAGCCAGGTCAGGTGGTGCGTATCAACGGCCCCTGGGACACCTGGGGTCGCGTGATCAAGCTACAGCCGTCTGGCTTCCACCTGATCAGAGGCATGGGCTACAAGAAACCAGGGGACGCAAAGTAATGGATGAAATCCTGCATGATCCTCGGACCAAGCAGCAGCTCAAGGATGCGATTTACAACCACCTCTACGAGCCGGTGAAACGGTCCTACAACCAGAAGCTGCGTCAGATCATCCGGGACAACTCCCGGTGTCTGCACAGCCCCCACGAATCGTTTACCTACCGTGGCCAGATCTACGTGATCGACGCCAAGGCAACGATGCCCCGCAAGATGAACCGGCTGGTTCCAAGCCTGCAGCCGCAGATGGAGGCCTACCTGGCTGAAGTCAAACGGCTGAACGACAACGAAGTCCCGTTCGTCATGGGCTTCGTCAACCAGGTGCTGAACGCCTCGAACACCTTCGAGGACTACCTGCGCCTGTTGCCGGAGTCGATCCACGGACCCATCCGAGCCATGCAGGCAAGCTGCCCTTGTCGAACGGTCAAGCTGACCGAAGAAGACATTCAGGCAATCAGGGAAAAGAACCGGCTTTCGATTGACCTGATGAAACAGCGACAGGTGCTGAACCTGCTGCTGTAGGAGATGCCATGAGGCACATCATCTTCGAGCAGGCCGAACGTTATGAGGTTGCCGTGCTGACAAAGGCGGCAGCCTTCAACGAGATGGCTATGCGTAACCACTACATCGAGCCGTTGCAAAAGCTCGGTGTAGCCCCCAACCGCATGATCGGCTTCACCCTGGAATACAACGAGGCCGGCAAGGTCCCCGTAGCCTTCATCAAGGACTACCTGGACAAACTGCTAGTCGCGTTGAACAGCCTCGGTGTGAAGTACCTGTTCTGCACCGATGCAGCGTATTTCAAAACGCTGACCAAAATGTCCAAGGCGGAACCTCACTACGGCTATGTGCTGCCCTGCAAAATCCAGGGATTCGAGCACATGCAGGTGGTGTTGGGCCTGAACTATCAGCAGCTGGTCTACAACCCCGAGTTGTACCAGAAGCTGGACATGTCGTTGCAGACCCTCGCCGATGCTGTGCAAGGCAGCTACCAACCGCTGGGCCACAACATCATTCACTCAGCTCAGTACCCATCCACCTATGAGCAGATCGCTGCTGCACTGGATTCGCTTCATCAGTACCCTGAGCTATCGGCAGATATCGAAGCCTTCGGTCTGGCCTTCAACGAGGCCGGTATTGCTTCGATTGGCTTCGCCTGGGACCGGCACAACGGAGTGTCATTCCTGGTCGACTACATGCCGATGTACGAGGCGGAGAAAATCCTCGATCTGCTACAGATCCCCGACCACAACAAAGGGCTGCACGGAATTCGCTGCGACAACAAGCCAGTCAAGCAGCTGCTGCTTAACTTCCTCACCAGCTACAAGGGGAAACTGACCTGGCACAACGCCTCTTATGACCTGCGATCAATCATCTATGAACTGTGGATGAAAGATCCGCTGGATCAGAAAGGTTTGCTGCTGGGACTGGATATCCTCACCCGGTCGTTCGACGACACCAAGGTCATTGCCTACCTGGCCACCAACAGCACAGCTGGTAACGTGCTGGGCCTGAAAGCATTGGCTCACGAGTTCGCTGGCAACTGGGCTGTGGAGGAGATCAACAACGTCCTGGCCATCGAGCCAGCCAAGCTGCTGCAGTACAACCTGGTGGACTGCCTGTCGACCAACTACGTCAAGGCCAAGTACTACCCCATCATGGTGGCCGACCGGCAGGAACAGCTGTATCACACACTGATGCTGCCGAGCCTGAAGGTCATCATCCAGATGGAGCTGTCCGGCATGCCGATGGAGCGGTCGCGGGTACAGGAGGCGAAAGCCGAACTGGAACGACTGGAAGCCAGTTACCTCAAGGTCATCATGGGCCACCCGCTCATCGCTCCCCTGCAAGCGAAGATGACTCACGAGGCCTGGGAGAAGGACTTTGAGGATCGCCGAGGCAAGGCGAAAAACCCCGACAAGATCTTCCCCAAGGACCGCACCTTCTTCCCCAAGTCGGTGTTCAACCCCAACTCAGGACCGCAGCTGCAACGTCTGCTGTATCAGGAGATGGGCCTTCCGGTTCTGGACCTGACAGACACCAAGCAACCGGCTACCGGTGGCGACACCCTGGAGAAGCTAGTCAACCATGCCAGCAAACCAGAGGACAAAGCCTTCCTGCAGGCCATGGTCGAGTACATCGGGGTCACCAAGATCCTGTCGGCATTCATCCCGGCGTTTGAAAAAGCACTGGACAAGGGTGACGGCAAGATCTGGCTGCACGGTGGCTTCAACCTGGGAGGCACGGTCTCCGGACGCCTCAGCTCCAGCAAACCGAACATGCAGCAGATTCCGTCTGGTTCCACGTTCGGCAAGCTGATCAAGGGCTGCTTCTCGGCACCCAAGGGCTGGATCTTCGCTGGTGCTGACTTCAACTCGCTGGAGGACTACATCAGTGCCCTGACGACCAAGGACCCGAACAAGCTCAACGTCTACATCAAGGGCTTCGACGGTCACTGTCTACGGGCGGCCTACTACTTCCAGGAAGACCTCCTGGCTCGTGGCATCCGCATCGCACTGGATGACCCAGCGTCGGTGAACTCCATCAAGAAGCTGGCACCGGATCTACGCCAGGACTCCAAGGCTCCGACCTTCCTTCTCACCTACGGTGGCACCTACCACGGGATGATGAGCAACCTGGGCTGGCCAGAGGACAAGGCCAAGGTGATCGAGGCCAACTACCACGACCTCTACAAGGTGTCGGATGAGTACGTGGCCAAACGGCTGGAGCAGGCTGCCAAAGACGGTTACGTCGAGGTGGCATTCGGACTGCGGGTACGCACCCCGTTGCTCAAGCAGGTGATCTGGAAAGGCTCGAAGATGCCCTACGAGGCAGCAGCAGAAGGTCGTACTGCAGGCAATGCCATGGGTCAGTCCTATGGCTTGCTGAACAACCGGGCAGCGGTCGAGTTCATGCAGAAGGTCTGGGCCTCGCCCTATCGCTACGACATTCTGCCAGTGGCGTTGATCCACGACGCCATCTACCTGCTGATCCGCGATCGGATCGATGTGGTCACCTGGGTCAACCGGGAACTGATCAAGTCGATGCAGTGGCAGGAGCTGCCGGAGATCCAGCACGACACCGTGAAACTCGGTGCGGCACTGGACCTGTTCTACCCGGACTGGGCACACCCCATCACCCTACCCAACGACGCCACGCCTGAGCAGATCCGCGAGGTATGTGAAAAGGCGCTGGGGGAGTTGGAACCCAAGAAAGCGGCATAAACCAGACCCCTCTTCGGAGGGGTTTTTCATTTCAAGGAGCTTGATATGGGACTCACCCTGGAAATTGATAACACCTCTAATGCTGCCTTTGAAAACCATCCAGAATGCGAAGTGGCTGAAATACTTCGCAGGGTGGCGGACAGCATCGAGCAACACCACACCAGTGGGTATTGCTGGGACAGCAACGGTAATACCGTAGGCCGCTGGTCGTTGAATTTGGATTCTTAGCCATGATCTTCCCAACTCGCATCAATGGCATCCCCTGCCAGTGCGAGGTCACCTACTACGAGCCAGCGTTGCCGGGCAGCTTTACCGAACCCCCTCAACCAGGGGAATTCGAGTTCCGGCTGCTGGATCGTCGTGGCTACCCGGCACGTTGGTTGGATGACTATCTGACCGCTCAGACCGAAGACCGGTTGTTCCAGGAGTTCAAGCAGCATCTGGACGACCTTGCCTTTCAATCCATGGAACAGGAGGTGGCCTGATGGCTTATCAAGTTCCTCAGAAAACCACGATCAATCGCTTTGGCATCGACGTGGAAACCCACTGCGCCAGCGTCTTGGTGCATCGCCTTGGTGGTTTGAAATCCACCTACTCCATTCGCCACGCAGGCGCTTACCGCGAAGACCGTGGCTACTCGCAAGTGTGGGTGGACACTCGCTGGACTGAGCAAGAGCTGGAAGCCTGGCTCTATAAGTCCAAAGGCATCGACTACGTGGGCGTCTGGGTCCGAGAGGAAAACCAGACCATCGCTGCATAACCAAGGAGCAGGACATGGGCTATTCGCACTACTTTGAACAAATGAAGCCTGCTGAGCCAGCAGCCTGGCAGGCGATCTGCGACGACTTCCGCAAGATGATGGCTACTGCTCTGTTGAACCAGCCACTGCCTATTCAACGGGAAGATGAAGATGGAGGTCAGCCACTTGTGGATGACACGTACATCATCTTCAACGGTATCGGTAACAATGGCCATGAAACCATGGTGTTACAACGAGACGGCAAGGAGTTTCAGTTCTGCAAAACAGCACGGAAACCTTATGACCGTGTAGTTACAGCACTGTTGATCCTGGCCAACTTTCATTCACCGAATACTTGGCTGGTTACTTCAGACGGGGAACCTGATGACTGGCAAGAAGGACTTGAACTGGCCCGAACAGTTCAACCTGACTGCAACTTGCCGTCGGAAATCCTGCCGTTCCTTCCGATATAGGAAGTTGCAATTAACTAAGTTGTTGTAATATGCGCTCCAGTTAATTCTGGAGATCCGCCATGCAACAACTTCTGCAGTACGAAACCGACAACATCATCGTAGGTTCCGGTGAAGTTCCAGCTGTAATGACCAAGACGGGAATTGCCTGGGTTCTTCCAGGGGGCACCATTACCCATAACCGGGAAGTGGCTCTCGCCAATGCAGTGACGATGGATCGGATGATTCGACGTAACTTGAGACGTTATAAGCGTCGGCTATTCAAGTAACGTAATTTGGGGAGTAGCAACTCCACCTTTAGAATCGAAATCGGTCTTTTATCAACTGTCGAAGCGAGGAGTTCCCTATGCCTTGGCGCAACCAACCTGATCTCTTTGCGCTGTTCTGGGCACTCCTGATCAGTCTTATCAGCGGTTTCATCTCGATTGCGCAACGCATCGCCAGGGGATATCCCCCGTCGAAACTCTGGATACTCAGTGAATTCTCTGCGGCCATCCTGGCCGGTTACCTGATGGCAGACACTTATCCGATCGTGGCTCACCAGCTTCCGGAATGGGCAACTTTGCCCATCATGGTTGCATTGGCTGCTCACATCGGTGGTCGCGCCTTCCAGGGAATTGAAACTGCACTGTCCAAGCGTTATCGCATCACGTTACCCAGTCCAGGTGATTCACCGGGACCGTAACCCAAGGAATTAACAACGCCCTTCGGGGCGTTTTTTATTGCAGGGAGTTCAAATGACCTTTTCATATGAGTTTGCCCAGACTTGGTTCAATGCAAGGTTATTGATGCTCAGACGAGCCATGTCTGCTTATGAAGTCCGCCTTCATTGCAAAGCAACTCAAGAAGACCTGTTCATGTTCTATGAGCGGGGAGTACTCAACCTGGATGAATACACGCATGCGTTGACTCAATTGCTGAGTGCTCGCGTGACACGTATTGCCGAAGTTGCAATCCAGGAGGCCTGTCACTAGGAGACCTGTTGTGCCGTTAGATCCTTCCATCCTGGAACGCATTCAGTCGCGTATCCGGGTGAACGAGGGCACTGGCTGCTGGGAGTGGATCGGCGAACTCAACCGTAACGGCTATGGCCGGGTATGGGTCAAGGGCAAACGCCTGATGGTTCACCGAGTCACCTTCGAGCACTTCAGTGGCCCGATCGAAGACGGACTGGTGCTTGATCACCTCTGCCGTACACGCAAGTGCTGCAACCCAGCCCATCTGGACCCTGTAACCGTCCAGGAGAACACCCACCGAGGCAATGCCGTGCTGTTCCAACGCATCGCAGCCTGACCCAAACGAATCCTAAAGCCCGCCCTGTGCGGGCTTCTTCATTTCAGTACCAAGGAAAAATCATGCAGGTAGATTCTTCATACAAAGGTCGTTTGTACAGAATCTGGGCAAACATGAAGCAACGCTGCTTTAACCCAAAAGCAACTTGCTTTGCCGACTACGGTGGTCGAGGCATTACGGTGTGCGAAGAGTGGCTGAGTTACCCGAACTTTCGGGACTGGGCCTTCTGCTCCGGTTACAACGACTCTCTCGAAATAGAACGCCGTAACCTGCAAGACCACTACCGTCCTGATAACTGCACATGGGTAACTGAAAGCAGTCAGGCAGCCAATCGTCGTAAACGACGCGGGACAAAACATAAATTTATTGGCATCCGAAGCATCCACGGAAACAAGTGGAGGGCTGCGATCGACCATAAAGGCCGAAATACCCACTTGGGCGTATTTGATACGGAGCTTGCTGCTGCGAAATACCGTGATGAATACATCAAGTTGAATGGCTTACCTCATAAATTAAATTTCTAAGGACTTTTCAAATGCAAGTAAGTCAGCAAGACGATTTCATCACGCACGCCGTGATTGGTAACCAGGAAACCGTGGAGATGGGCGTAAGCGATGACGCAGCCCTGATGCACATCCTGTCCTCTACCCTTTACACCCACCCCAAACTGGCTGTGGTGCGTGAGATCATCTGTAACGGTTGGGATGCCCACATCGCTGCAGGCAAGACCGATACCCCACTGCAGATCACCCTCACCAGCACTCAGCTGACCGTGCGTGACTTCGGCTTCGGTATTGCCCATGCCGAGATCGGGCCGATCTACGGGGTATATGGCAATTCCACCAAGCGTGGTGACTCCAAGTCGACCGGTGGTTTTGGTCTGGGCAGCAAGGCTCCGTTCGCCTACACCGACAACTTCGAGGTGGCCTCTCACCACCTGGGCGTGAAGACCATTTACCGAGTCTCCAAGTCCTCGATGGAGAAAGGCGGTAAGCCATCGATCAACAAGATCGTGTCCTTGCCGACCGATGAGACTGGCATTGCCGTGTCGTTCGGTATCCAGACCCAGGACCAGCAGGAGTTCCTGAAGCTGATCCGTGAGGTGCTGATCCTGGGCGAGATCCAGGCCAGCATCAATGGTGCAGATCCTTTGGTCACCCTGCCCCTGTCAACCAGCCCGACTGGCTACGCGATCATCGACTTCCGGGGAACCGTTGGCCAGGAGATCAACCTGCGCTATGGCAACGTGGTGTACCCGGTTCCGTATCGTGAGGAGTACGGCGACCAGTACCACCACATCGTCAACGATCTGCGCCATCTCTGGAGTAACGCTTCCATTATCTTCATGGCTCCACCGGACAGCATCTCGATTGCCCCCAACCGGGAAGCGATCATTCTGACCGATGCCACGGTGAACACCGTCAAGGGCCTGCTGGACAAGTACGACTTCAAAGGGCGTGAATCCAGCGAGAAAGTGGTACGGCAACTCTGTTACGCCAAGCTGAATCGTCAGGTGCGTGAAGCAGAAACAGCTACCTTGCGTAGCTGGTACATCAATGAAGCGTGCCTTACCTGTACCCCTGCTATCGCTAGAGAAACAGTAGTTGGTCGGTTCTCCACGACGATCAAACAGGCTGCGATGCAGGTTGCAGCGCAATACTTAGGTCCTCGTATTCCCAATCACCTGATGCAGAAACGCATGCTGCAGGAGCTGCTTCGTCGTGGAGAAGTGGTTAAGCCACTGGCCAAAGCATTGCTGCGTCAGAAAGATCCGAGCCTTTCGGGGTGGAATGGTAGACGAACAGCCCTGAGCCTGGTTACCCGTCACCTCGACTTCCCGTTGCAGGAGGCACTGAAAACAGTCCCTGCGCTGCAAGAAGTTGCCTATCAGACTTATCTGAACACCGGTAGTTATAACTACGGCTTCTTCTGCAAGTCGTATAAAGCAGCGTACAAAGAGCGACGGGATATCACGGTCGTGATGCACAAGCATGCCCTGATCACCCGCAACCAGAAACAAGCTCAAGAGTACTTCCGCAACAACGCCAGTACCCGCTTACGGACTTATCTGGTGATGTATGTGGGTTACAGCAAGAAGTCCGAGGCAACCAAGGAACAGCTCAATCAGTTCCTGGAACAACAGGGCTATGCCGTTGAAGTTCATCTTCCTGAGCGGGCGCGTGTAGTACGCGATCCGACTTTGCCGAAGAAAGAGCCGATGCGTCGCAAGAAGAAAGATGGTTACTTGACGCTGACTCACAGCTACAACAAGGACACCGGAAGTTTCCTGCTATCGCATGCGCGTGAACACTTCACCGACGACACACTGATCGAGAAGCCTATTGCTTGGGTAACTCTCCGTCCAAGTGGTGAGCGTGATCACTGTGTTGATAGCTTCAACATCAGTACTTCCAAGCTCATCCAAAAACACTGGGGCGATCAGATCGCTGTTGTAACCCATGCTCAAGCCAAGAAACTCACCGAACAAGGAATCGAGCAAGTGACCAAGTTCCTCACCAAGTATGCCGATGAGAAATTGGCAAAGTCTCCTGATATCAAGCGTTTCGCTGCATTCGCAGGACACTTGCAACCCCGGTACTACGACAAACACAAGATTCTGTTCAATGCCTGCTTCCATGAAGATCTGATGAAGTCCATGGGACTGCGTTTTCACATCTCCCCGGAAAACGCTGTTCTGATGAAGATCTGCCGCAACATGGAACAAGTACTGAGCAGCTTCGAGAAGTGCAAGGAAGCGACACAACATGTCAAGGAGCACCCGCTGCTCAAGACATGCAAAGAAAAGATGGAGAACTCGCCTTGGGCGGACTTCATCGACCTCACTCACTTGGCCAACGTGATGGAAGAAGTCTCTCCAGGCAGTGCCGAGTGTGAAATTCCTTACACCCTCGTCCGCAACCTTCTGAAGTAAAGGAACAATCATGTCTGAAGTTATTCGAATCATCGCTGCCGTAGTCGATACCCAGCGACTCACCCTCTACAAACAGGATGGCACCACCATCCTGGTTCCACAGGGCGACAGCCGTATCCGTTCCCTGGTGGACAAAGTGATCCCGGCACTGGAAGCAGACAAGTTCTGCGACCTGACCACCGAAGATCTCGCCATCAGCAACCACTACAACGAAGCTCAGGCCGGCATGGGTGGCTTCGTGCAGTTCTTCCGCATGTTCAAGAACACCATCGAGGACATGTTCAGCAAGTTTGCTGACCTGGATTCGTCCAATGCACCGGTTGCTCCGATCGCGGTCGGTGAAGTGGCTCAGGCTGCTGCACCCCAGACGGCCAGCCAGGCTGCCGTGGCCGAGATCATGGCCCACGCTACACCGGTCAGCTCGCCGGAGTTCCATGCCCCGCTGGGTGAAGACGAAACCGTGGTGGCAGTGACCTCCTCCGGTGGAATCATCCCTGGCATCGAGAAGATCGATGTGCAGATCCAGGCGGTGGCCAGCAAGCTGGGCAGTGCCGAAGGCGTGAAGAACTTCTTCGAGCGCGTCTCCAAGGTACAGCGTCGTCACTCGGTCCAGGACCTGCTGACCTTCATGGAGAAAGGCGAACTGCCGATCGCTGATGACGGCACCGTGCTGGTGTACAAGCGCCTGGAGTCCACCAACGAAGAAGGCGTATTCGTCGACTGCCACTCCAAGAGGGTCAAGCAGAAGGTCGGCAGCAAGGTCTTCATGAGCGAGGACCTGGTTGATCCGAATCGCCACACCGAGTGCTCCAACGGTCTGCATGTGGCTCGCCGGGATTACCTGAGCAGCTTCAATGGCAACGTCTGCGTGCTGGCCAAGCTGGCACCGGAAGACGTGATCGCTGTGCCTCATCGTGATCCACGGAAGCTGCGTGCCAAGGGCTACCACATCATTGCTCAGCTCTCGAAAGAAGACGCCAACCTGGTGTGCAGCAACCGTCCGATGAAGGACACCGTGCTGCTGGGCAACGCAGCTGCAGGCAACCACGTCGGTGTGTTGGAGACCGTGGAAATCACCGAGCAGTACGGGGGTGGACTGATCATCACCCCAGTTGCCGAAGCCACCGAAGTGGTCATGGAAGAAACCAAGCAGGCTGTCTCGCTCGACGAGCTGCCAGAAGTTGCCAAGGAAGGCACCAGCGTGGACGCAGCCAAGGTAGCCAAGCAAGTGGTCACCGAGCGCAAGTCGGGTCGCCAGCAGCAAGCGGAAACCCTGCTCAAGGCTGTGCTGGAAGGCAAGACCGGCAAGGTGCAGATCCAGAAGGCCAAGGAACTCCTGGCATTCAAGAAGGCCGCCAAGGTCAGCTGGGACAAGCTAGGCATTCCGGAAAGCCAGGTGGCTTATATCACGGCAATCGCCAACGGTGCTGAATCCGTCGCCCCGGCAGCCAAGGCCCCCAAGGCCAAGAAAGCTGCTGCTCCGAAGCCTGCCGAGAAAGCTGCACCGGTCACCACTGGCTCTTCCCGTGAGCGCATCCGTGCCCTGATCACTGCGGGCATCAAGGCCAATGCCTCCAACATCGTTTCGATCAAGAAGTCAGCCAAGAAGAGCTGGTCGGCTCTGGGCGTCACCGAGGCTGAAGAGAAGCAGATTCTCTCCGCAGCCTGATCACCATCCGCAAGGACGCGGACTTTCCTCTCAGGAGCAATCCATGAAACTCATTGGCTTGATTGGCCGTGCCCGTAGTGGCAAAGACACCGTGGCCGGTTACCTGGCCAGACGACACAAATTCACCCAAGTCGCCTTTGCAGATCCCATGAAGCAGATGCTGGAAGCCGCTTTCGGTGACCTGTTCCGTGACGGTGACCGTGAGAAACCGATCGACTGGCTTGGCAAGTCACCCCGTCAACTCATGCAGACCCTCGGGACTGAATGGGGCCGGAACCAGATCCACCCGGAACTTTGGGTGCTGCTGACCGAGCAGAAGGTCAAGCACTTCGTCGAGTTGGATATGCCTTTGGTCATCAGCGACGTTCGTTTTCACAACGAAGCGGACATGATCCTCAAGCACGGTGGCGAGCTGTGGCACATCGTTCGACCGGACTTCTTCCCGGTAGGAGGTCACGTCAGCGAGATGGCCGAATGGGAAGCCTACCCACGCAAGAAGATCCTCAACGATGGTTCGCTCGAAGAGCTGTACCTGAAGGTTGAAGAAACCTACCAAGGCGAGACATTCACCCGGTTCATCGAGCAGGTAAAGGTCTTCTCTCAGGAAACCCAACCCAAGCTCTGCCGTTGTGACCACAAGCTGCAAGGCACCGGAGCTGTGTTCTACCAATCCACCAAGCTCCTGCAGTGTTCCAACTGTCATGGCTGGCAGCAGGTGCGTAAACCCATCGAGGTGTGAGATGACAGCGGAACAGGAAAATAAAAGGCTCCGTGAACTACTGCGTGACTGCCGCATGATCGTCAGGGAAGTAGGGTATCCAAAGCTGGCGGCAAGTATCGACACCGCCCTATCCCAGCAGGCCGATCCGGTAGAGCCAGCCCCGGCGCAGGATGAGCGGGGCCAGAGCCATGAAGACTGAGCTGGAATACTGCCAAGACCTTGCTGGGCGAGTCCGATACGCGGATGGGTCGCTCTATTGGGTAACGACCTGCCAAAAAAGAAATGTCGGCAAGTTGGTCGGCCGTCCTGATCGGGATGGATACATGCGAATCCATCCGACGCGCGGGCGGATGATTGCTTGCCACCGGCTCGTCTACTTCATGTTCCACGGCGAGCTACCAGAATACGTCGACCCTATCGACGGCAACCCCTCTAACAACCGAATCGAGAATCTCAGGGGCGCGTCGATCTGCCAGAACATGCAGAACTGCAAGCTACCCGTCACCAATACGACCGGGGCCAAGGGCATCTATTTTCATCCGCAATCCCAAAAATGGCGAGCCAGCATTCGTGTGAATAAACGACTGGCACACCTGGGGACTTTCGCCAGCATTTTCGATGCCGCCTGCGCCAGGAAGTCAGCCGAGATTACACATTACGGAGAATTCGCCAGATGAATATTGAATTAGAGCGGCAGGCGTTCGAGGCTTGGGCCGATCAGCAGTGGCCGGGCGCCAAGCGACAGCAGCTAGAGCGCGACGAATACGGTCAATACAAGAACGCCATTTACCGAGATTTCTGGACAGGCTGGCAAGCCAGAGCCACCCGCCCCGCGCAGACCGAGCAGCAGCCGGAGCAGGACGACAGTCTGAACATGGAGCCGGAAGGTGCCAATGCTTATCTGGTCGTCGACCCAGAAGACAACTACCACATCTGTTATGTGGTTCGTTCCAAGGACCAAGCTCTGCAGCAGGCCTCAGGTGGTCTGCTCGCCTTCGGCCCTATCACACAAGGAGGTAACTCATGAGCCTAGTAGAAGTGAAAACCGCCGAACTGATTGGGCCGACGCTGGACTGGGCGGTGGCTAAGGCTGATGGGCACGAACCGATAGTCACGCCTTTCAAAAACAGCCGTGGGAATGCGCTGTACCGTTCCGAATGGGAGCAGCGTGAGGGCATTCGCTGGCAGCCCTCCACCGACTGGGGCCAGGGCGGCCCGATCATTGACAGACTAATGCAGCGCAGGTTTGGCATTAGCAGTGAGCGCCATGAGCAGATAGTGGCTCAATCACCCGGTTTTGAAGGTTGGGGGACCACCGCACTCATCGCGGCCATGCGCTGCCTCGTCGCCAGCAAGCTCGGTGACACGGTACAGGTCCCTAAGGAGCTGATGCCATGAACCTGTCTGATTGGTTTGAATTAGGTAGGCACTTTGCACACCTTCTCGCCTTGCTGGCTTCCCCAGTCTTTGCACTGGTCGCGTGGTTTAGCTGGAACAAAGGCAAGGAAACAAAAGCCATCTACTACATGGCTTGGGCGATCCTCGCAGTAGTAACAATCCAGTAACACCCCACTCCCCCACAACATCCTTGCATTCCCCTGGCTCGACCAGGGGAAGGATTCGTCATGTCCGTAGAAAAGCAGATCAAGGAACTCCCAGAATGGTATCCCGACAAGGTAACCGAACAGCAGATGGCTGAAATTCTGGGCACCACCGACCGCTCTCTGGAAGCCAGAAGAGCAAGGAAGCAGATCCCTGAAGGGGTCTGGAACCGCATGAATGGCCGCATTTACTACAGCCGATCGAGGTTTGAAACATGGCAAGAAAGCCAGTGGCACTGCCCACAGGAGTTGAACTCCACTACGGTGCGCTCCGTATCCGATTCAGTTGGAACGGAAAACGCTGCTCCGAGACCCTTGACTACCCCACGACGCAAGCGGGGATCACGGCTGCATCCCGTCTACGAGATAAAGTAGTCCAGATGGCCAAGCACGGCACCCTCACTCCCGAGGCCTATGCCGAGCTGTTCCCCACTTCCACCAATACCATGGCTGCCGTCAGCTACACCTTTGGCCAGTACGCTCAGGTCTGGCTCGATAGCCGTGAGCTGGCGGAAGGCACACGGGTCAACTACCGGTCAGTACTCAACCACTGGTGGATGAAGTACCTGGCCACCACACCGATGACCACCCTGACCACGGCATTTATGCGTGAACTGGTGGTACGCATTCCCTGGACCACCGATGGCGTCAAAGCCAATGCGATGAACAAGCTGAGCACCATCCTGGAATCAGCTGTGAGCGACAAGATCATCGCCGAGAACCCCATGGTCGATCTGGACATTCCCCGCCCCAAGGAAAAGACCATTGATCCGTTCACTCAGGAAGAGGCTGATCTGATCATCGACAGGCTGTATGCCACCGATCACTGGCCAAGCGGTATATACGCTGCCTTCTTCGAGTTCGCCTTCTACACAGGCATGCGCCTGGGCGAGATCGCTGCACTGCAGTGGGATTCCGTCGAGCTGGAGAAGCGTCGTGTGCTGGTTCGTCGAACAGTTGCCCTCAAGGAAGTGGAAGACCGGACCAAGACCAAGAAGGATCGGTACGTGCTGCTCAATGACCGGGCTGTGCATGCCCTGGAGTTCGCCAAGGCGTATGCCGAACGGCGAGCCAAGGGATCGGGAAGGATCAAGGAATTCCCTCACTGCTTCCCACCCAGCAAGGGGCATCAGTTCATCCAGCAGACGAGTGACCTGCACCATCAGTGGCGTCCAACCCTGAAGGCGCTGGGTATTCGATACCGTCCTCCGTACAATGCGCGCCACACGTACGCAACCATGTGCCTGATGGCCGGGATGACCCCTGCCTTCATCGCCAAACAGCTGGGTCACTCGTTACAAATTCTCCTCTCTCGATACGCACGCTGGATCGATGGTGAGGGTGATTGGACCGAGATGGGAAAATTGAAAATTGCCCCGAAATTGGCCCGAAGCGAAACCTAA